TTAGGGTTTTTCGTAAAACGCGCTTGAAAAGGGTGAGGGTGGCTTAAACTTATTGGTTCCAAATGCAGGAAACGTTTCTGTCTCGTTTGCCGACGAAGCCACACATAAACCCGCATTGAGGAACCAGCAATTTCAGCTTTACCCCCTACCTTTCCTACCAGTAGACCAAGAAAGCCTAAGAGTGAGGGCAAAAACGCAGGGTGAGGGTAGGGGCATACCCCGTAGGGGCCCCCTCACACCCCCTGGGCACGAAAAGCGGTCTGTGTGGAAACAGTCCTAGGTATTGGGGAGGGGGTCCCGTTGCGGCTGCCCGGTCGGCGCGGCCCCCACCCACCCCACCCCGTGGGGACGGTCCGGGCCCAAAGGAATCCATTAGGGGTCCCGCCGGCAAGGCAGGCCCGTCGCCAGGGCGGCGTCGCCGTCCACCAGGCGCTCAGGCCGGGAGGTCCGGCGGGGGGAGCGGGGCGGCCGGGCTCACGTCGAGGGTCGGAGCGGAGGGGCGCTTGCCTCCACCAGCGGCGGGGCGGCGGGGGAGACAGAGGAGCTCGGACAGCTGGTCCCGCAACTTCACGGCAGCCCCAATCAGGGCGGCGCGCTCGGACGGATCCAATCCCGGTGCGCTTGCCTCGCGGTGAACAACTTCGAGCTCGCGTCGCGCGGACAAGACCATCCGACCCGGTAGAGTAACCTTGCACGCGCTCATTACCGCCACGTTCCTCTGAGCCCTCCGGGCCAGCGACTGAGGGCTCGCATTGGGAGCCACCGATTCAAGTTCAGGCATGACTGACAATGCCCGACAAAGCCCCTGTTTTCAAGGGTTTCGTGAGACCCTGAAAAAGAGGTGTTGACACGCAAAGCGGTTTGTGTCACCTTGATGTCGTGATCCTCGAAATCCGCCATCGTTCCACCGGCCTCGGTTACCAGCGCCAACGCTGGCCGCGCGCCGTCCACCACATCGCCCGACTCGGTCGCACCGAGGCGCGCCTGATCGTCGAAGACGGCGAACGGCCGACCGTGTGGCAGGTGGTTGGGTTTCTCGTCGCAGCAATCCTGACCAAGCCATGAAAACCATCATCCCCCCACCCCTGTCCCCGGCCGACGTCGCCGGGGATTACACCCTGACCGAAGCGGAGGAGACTCTCGTCATCCTCCTGTTGCGCAGCGCCGCTTCCCTCGCCGAGCGGTACTACGGCGATCCGCAAAACCGCGCTGCTGATGGTGAGTCATCGAACGAGGCCGAGGCCATGGCCCACCGGATCTGGCGCGAGGCCGGAAACCCCGACCGGCCGACGTGGGAGATCGAGGTCCTGATCGGCCGCCGGTACGGTATGGAGGGCTGTTTGTGAAGCGCACCGAGCGCGTTACCACAGCCGCCGTCCTGCTGGTCGCCAGCGGCGCTGTCCTGCTCATCGTCTGGCTTCTGGTCGATGCTTTGCTTGGGCCGATCGGCTGACCCGGTCACCCCTCGCAGCGATGCGGGTGGGTGAGCGGATCGTCCGATCCACAACAAACCATGAACCTACAAGACACCATCAAAGGGCTGCGGATCCGCAAGGGTCCGGCGGCCGGAATCGACGACACGGGCGAGTATTGGATTGTCTCCGATCCTCCCCTCATTCATCACGGCGGCGACGACGGGATTGGCCAGTCGGCCCCCGACCGCAGGCTGCGGCTCCAGCTGCGGCATTACCGGGGAGGTCACGCCGAGGCCCTGATTTGGACCGATTTGTGGCACCAGAATCAGGGCAGCTGGACCGACCGGCGCACGCTGCCCGGCGTGCTCGATGCGACCACCGTGGCGGAGGTCATCACAGCCATCCGCGCGGCGGAGGTCGAAGACTGCGGCCGGTATCTCAGCGACACCGATGCTCTGCGGACGTGGCTGACGAACCTCGGATTCCCAGTAGCGGCGCCGGGGCCCGACGAGGGGCCGGCTGAGCCGACGCTGGTCGATAGGATGCGAGCGGCGCTGGAAGCGGTGGACCGCGCGGACACGTATGTCCACGAGCGGGGCGAGGCGCTGGCGCTGGTGCGCGCGGTTCTGGCGGTGAAAGGGGGTGCGAAGTGAAGACCTCCTACGGTGAGTTCAGACTCACGACTTTGCGTGAGGTCGCACCGGATTATCATTGCGACCAGCCTCCGAAGATCGCGGCTTACTACCGCGAGGTGATCGCCCCGACGATCGACCCGTGCAAGGAGCACCTGCACGTGATCCTGCTGAACAACAGGATGCGCGTGTTGGGCCACACGATGGTGAGCATGGGTAGCCCCAACGAGTGCCCGGCCCACCCGCGCGAGGTATTCCGACCTGCGATCATCGCGTCGGCTCTGTCGATCGTGATGGTCCACAACCACCCCAGCGGCGACCCGAATCCCTCCGAGCCCGACATCCGGCTGACGCGACGGATGTTGGAGGTTGCGAGGATCGTGGGGATCTCCCTTGTGGACCACCTGATAATGTCCGGCGACCGGCATTGCAGCCTGAGGGAATTGGGCCACATCCGCATCGACTGACCAGAGCACGGCCGCCCCTGCGGGGGCTGCCCTCTCTGGCCGAACGAGCCGGAACCAAAACCATGATACCAAACATACCGTGGTCCATCGACGACGACCGCATCAACGACGCGACCGGCAGGGAGGTCGCACGCATCGCACCGCGCCTGCACGGTTTGAAAAACCGCAGCTTGATCGCGGCGGCTCCGGAGTTATTGACTGCGCTGGAAGGGCTGGTCTCCGACTGGGAGCGTGTGACGGAGCGAACCCTGCCAGACGACCACGAAGCCAAGGCCGCCATCGCCAAGGCGAAGGGAGGTGCGAAGTGAAACCGGAAGACCTGCACGCCATCCTGACCGCCTACGAGCGCGGCCGAGAGGACGCATTCACCCGGGGCGTCTACGCTAATCCCTACCGGGAAAAACCTGGCGCTCTGGGAGCGGCGTACAAGTACGGTTACGATCGCGGAATCACGCAATACTGCGAGGCCGAAGGGCTGGATCGTGAGGAGGAAGCAACGCCATGAAGCGTCTTCTCGTCGCCTGCGAATACAGCGGCCGGGTCCGCGATGCGTTCGCGGCCCGTGGCTGGGATGCATGGTCATGCGACTTTGAGCCGACGGAGGTTCCGGGCCAGCACTACCAAGGTGATGTCCTCAATCTTCTGACCGAGCGGTGGGACATGATGATTGCGTTTCCCCCATGCACCTACCTGTGCGCCAGCGGGATGCATTGGACAACCCGGGGTTTGCGCGATCCGAAGCTGACTGAGTCGGCCTTGGAGTTCGTGCGCCTGCTCATGGAAGCGCCGATCCATCGGATCGCGATCGAGAACCCGGTTGGCGCAATCAGCACGCGGATCCGTAGGCCCGACCAGCGGATTCAGCCGTGGCAGTTTGGTGAAGATGCCAGCAAGGCGACCTGTCTCTGGCTGAAGAACCTACCGTTGCTGAAGCCTACGAATGTCCTGCCGGCGCCCGAGACGGGCCGATGGGGCAATCAAACGGCCAGCGGCCAGAACAGACTGTCGCCCGGGCCGAACCGGTGGAAGGAACGCAGTCGCACCTATCAGGGGATTGCCGATGCCATGGCCAGCCAATGGGGAGGTGACCTGTGACTGGCCTCACCATCGAACGCGCCCGAGGCGCCACCTATGCCAGCGGCCGATGGGCCGTGTACCAGCATGGCGAATACGAGCGCGGTTCCGTGCTGGAAGGCCAGAGCCGGCGGGTGTGGCTCGACGATTTCGAGACCCTAGACGAGGCCCGCGCGGCCTACCCGGATGCGGACGTGATCGATGGCAGCACGTATCGGCCGCCGTCGTTGAACCACCTGCCGGGGGAGGACCTGTGAGAACGATCAAGGGCGTGTCCATCGACCCGTTTCAGCGCGCCATGCGGTCCGTGGCGATCCCGAGGGATGTCCGCGAGGTAAAGCGCCTGTGTGGCGCGGACCTGCTCGAGGTGTTCCGGTCTCCGAGTGGGGCTGTTGAACTCTGGGTCGATGAAATGGGCCAGTTGCGCGACGACCCGGGCTGGTGGATGGCGTCGTGGAAGCAGCTGCTCGCCGGTCGCTGCTTCGTTTGCCGGCCCGGGTTCCGCAGCCTGACGGCTCCTGACATGGGGTACATCGCCCGTTGGATCCGGCCGGGCATGACCCAGTCGCTGCAACAGATTCGCCACCTGAACCGTGCGCGGATCGTCACCGGAGCCGACCAGTTCCGGGAATGGGCCCGGGATTGGCGCGACCAAGCGACCATGACCGAGATGTTGTTCCTTGCGACTGAGCCAGCGGCACCCGTACAGTAAACGCATTATGAAAGCCGAACTGTTGGCCGCATTGATCGCGGTGGAGTCTGGCGGTGACGACTTGGCGCGGGGGCGCCATGGGGAGCTTGGTGCCCTCCAGGTGCGCCCCTGCGTGGTCGCGGACGTGAACCGATTGGCTGGAGGTCGGTATCGGTGGTCGCAGATGACCAACCGAACGGAGGCCATGACTGTTTGCAAGTTGTACCTTCGGATCTGGGGTGGGCGAATCGGCCGACCTCCGACTGACAGGGACTTGGCGATGATCTGGCATCACGGACCGAACGGGTGGAAGCGTCCGCCCGGGGCGTACTGGAGGCGGGTGCGGGCGAAGATGCAGACCTGACCCGGAGCACGGTGGTCGGCGCGTCCGGCCATCCTCTCCGCGCCAGTAACGCGGGAATGAATATGGAAAACGAAAATCAACCGAACGACGAGGCGCCGCTGGTGCCTCCCGCAGTCAGTCATGCAGCTTCAGCCCTTGGCCGGAGGGGCCGGGGCCGGCCGAAGACCATCACCGAGGAGGAGCGCCAGCGCCGCTCCGAGGCGATGCAGTCGATCAACGCGCGCAGGACGGTCAAGGTGCAGGGCATCGTGGTGAACGGGCCGCGCGGCAACACGACGGTGCAGCAGGCGGTGAAGCCGCAGCTGGTGGAACCGGTCACGAACCCGGCGATCGTCGAGTCCATCAGGCGATCCGCGCAGAACCCGCCGCCGTTCCCGCGCGTCGCCCGTGTGGAAGGGAGGCGCCCGTGAACCGGAAGGTGACCATCGAGATCGAGGACGCCGAGGGTGGGTTCCACCTGTCGATCAACGTCGAGCCGCCGCTGCCCGAGGACGGCAGCGAGGCACGGCCGACGCCGGCGCTGCTGGCAGGCGCGGTCGCCCGGCGGGCGATTCAGGAAATGGTGGCAGCACAGGGGGCACCGAGCCATGAAACGAATTGAGATCTCCCGGCGCGTCTCGGAGGAGTGCGGCCTGCTGGTGCCCCATGCCCGGCAGGTGGTGGACACCGTCGTGGACCTGATGATCGAGGAGATCCTAAGGGGGGAGTTCTACCTGTCGGAGTTTGGGAAGTTCGAGGTGAAGTGGAGCAAGCCGATGATCGGCCGGAACCCGCTGATCCCGGATGTCGAGATCGCCATCCCGCCGAGGCCGAAGGTTCACTTCCGGCCGTCGAAGGAATTGGCCGATCGGGTCATCAAAACCCTTGCGGCTGTGGGGTCCAAGAGGTAGGCTACAGCCGCTTGTAGGGATTGTTTGTTGTCAGGCCCCCGGGATTGAGAGGTCCCGGGGGTTTTTCTTTCCCCGGGGGGGGGGCTGTCCCAAAAAGGAGCCGCCCTGCCGGTGATCCATTCCGACAGGGCGTGGGCCGATACCAGACCGATGGGTGCAAACTATGAGAAAATCACCCCGGCCACGTCGGTTACTCGAAAGAGGATGATAGCACTCCAGGCACGCGATTGAGGTTCGCCAGAAGCCTCTCCGGCGCCTGCGAGTTCGTCACGCAGATTCCGATGACGTCCTTTCGGGCGCGTTCATCGAGGCTGCTGTAGCTGACCAGCACCGCTCGATTACCGGTCAGAGTGATCCGGAGGGTGGCGGTGGATTGTTTCGCGGACCCGGGCGTCTTCATTGAGTGCGGCCTTGAACCGTTTCAGGGCCTGCTGGCACGTCCAACACGGGTGTGGTTGGCTGCACCCGCAGGCGATTCGCTCGGCAAGCAGGTGGGCGATTTCTTTCCAGTCCATAGCGGTATTTGCGGATGGTGGTGATTGAGAGGTGAAACAGTTCCGCGAGAGCGCGGTCGGTGACATTGGTTGGAGAAAAGCGGATGGCCAGCCGTTTCCACCAAGGTGCGGCAGGTCGGCCGAAGCGTCTCAGGATTCGCATGAGTAGATCGTGGTTGTCGTTTTCAGATGCGTGGGCCACTCGGGTGCGTTGAAGGACGAGTCTCGGAAGATGACCTTGTCGGTGGGTTGGATCGTCAGGCGCCCGTTGTCGAGCGTGATGAACATGAACTCCTTGGCCTGCTCAGGATACCTGCTGAAGCCGTCGTCGATGGGCGCCGCTGTGAAGAGGTACTCGCCTGTCCGCAGGAGCGCGCCGGCCTTGGCCTCGACTCTCACGCCCCGCAGGTAGGTGTATTCGATGGTCGTGAACTCCCGGCCGTAGCAGTCCCACCGCTGGGCGTGCTCGATGCGCCAGTCGGGCTCCGGGCTGTCTTTGAACGCCAGCGCGTGCGGCGGCACCGCCCGGTAGACGGCGCCACACTCGAGCATGATCGTGCAGCCCCAGGCGCGCCCGGGGATTGAGACAAGGCCGAACCAGACGCAGGGGGCGAAACCCTGCTTGCTCGAGATGAATGCCAGATCAACCAGGGCGTACTGGTGTGCTGGCAGCTGGCCGGATTGGGAGTAGGTCATGGCGTGTTGAAGGTCCAGCTGGCGCGGCACGACAGGCAGGTGACCTTCGATTTGTCGGTGGTCTTGCGATCCGTGTGACGACCGCACGGGGATCGATCGTAACAGCAGTTGAAATGCATGGTTGGGCTCTTGGATTTGTAAAGGTAGATGCCAGCACGGAGAAGGTCCCGCAGCAGGCGCCCCTGATAGGCCAGCACCCACGCCGCTGGCGTAGGCCTGCGGTGGATGTGACCGCAGGTAACGGCACGCCTGTCCTGGGCGGCTTGGTAGAGTTGTTCGAGGGTTTTGATTTTCATGGGCAGTCCTTCCAATGGAACGAAGGTTCGCCGTTCGTTCCGGGTCGCCATTCGGCGTGGCCGGCGATGACGGCTTCGCGCTGCATCATCTCACGGGCGAGACGGTGGGTGTCCTTCCGGTGGCAATCCATCCCGCCAAGCGCACCGATGAGGAAGCAGGCGAACACCGTCAGGAACCAGAGTTGGGGGTCTGGTTTCATGGGCACACCTCCCCAACAAGATCCTTCCAGTTGGAAATCGCCATCGAGCAGTGAGCGCACGGCTTGGTTGAAAGGGAGACCGCATAACGAACGCAAGTGCAGTTCCTCCTGTCTGCGAGTTGCTGCCCCGCTTTCAGGAAGTCGTTCATCTTCTTGATGGCACCTTCAGCCGCCCAGACCCGCTTGAGTTCTGTGGTGTCCATGAGGTCTGCGACCTGCGCCTCAAGGCGTTTGATCTCCAGCTTCAGGTTCTGATGATCGGCCTTGTGGATGAGGGTGTAGTCTTCAAGGTTCACGGATGGGCCTCCTTCTTTAGCACCTCATCGGCTTGGGCGGTGCAGTCCTTGTTTCCGTAGAACCTCAGCAGTTCCACCTCACGCTCCAACCGCTTGATGCGGTCATTGGCGGCGTTCAGTTCGAGTTCCAACTGGCGGGCGAAACCGACACTCACACGTCCGGTTCCAAACTGCGCTTCATCCGTCCTCGGTGTATCACTCACGGCTTGGCCTCCTTGGCTTTTGGCCAATCGCGCACAGAGTTCCGATCTGTCCAGAAATGCGCAAAGTCTTTTGCCATCGCATCCCCCGCCTCCTCCAGCCGCTTGATGCGCTCATTGGCTGCGTTGAGTTCGCGTTCCATCCGCTTCATCTCGCCTGCCAGATCGTACATCGTGGCTCCAGGTTTGAAGTAAGCAGCATCCGTCCTCGGCGTGTCGCTCACGGCTGGGCCTCCTTCACCTTGCCGGTGTCTTGATCAACGACGCCAAGTGCAATGGCGTTGAATAAGACAACATGACCGCACTTTTTACATTGAACCTGAAACAGAGGGGTGATAGCAGCACCGGGACAATGATTTCCTTCGTTGTAGTGTCTGGCTTCAACAATGCCACCAACATTCCAGACTGTGGGTGCAATGCATATCGGACAATCGCGCTTACCCTTCCAAACACTCGTTATCCGCTCGCTGATGAGCTTTTTCTGGGATTTGTTGAGGTTCACGGCTTGGCCTCCTTTGCTTCATTCCATTTATCTGAATCATGTGGGGCAGCGTACAATTCCATCCTGTCCCCTGCTTCCACCAACCGCTTTATCTTGGCGTTCGCTGCGTTGAGTTGTCGTTCCAGTTCTTCGATCTTTTCCTCCTGTTGCTGGGAAACGTAATCATCCCAAGCTGCGGCGGCTTTTTCGTCTGCGCTCATGGCCTTCCCTCCTGAATCACCGCCCTGATGGCGCTCCGTCGGACACCGACGGCTCTGGCTACGTAGGTAAGTGAAGCGCCCTGATCCCACAGCTGCCATGCCCAACGGGCGTCCACCTGGGCGGCATCTGCCAGCACGCGTTTCCGGGCAGGCTTGGGCGCCGGGAAGCTGATCCAGCCCCGGGCGACGGCGGTCGAGATGGTGGCATTCACACGCGCACCCCCACTTTCGTCTCGGTGAAGATTCGAGCGTGGGTCAGCTGGCGGCACCCGCTCCGGATCAGTTTCAGCACCTCGGCGCGCCGGACGGTGATCTCGACCAGTTCTGGGTGCGCGGCGGCAAACCCTTTCAGGTCAGTCACCTCGAAGGTCCAGTCCTCACGCACCACGGTGCCGGCGACCCGTGTCGGTTCGACAACCGCAGGCAGGTTCGCCTGCCGCTCTGCTGCTGCGGCGCGCTCGGCTGCGGCCGCCTGCTCTGCGGCGATGCGGCGGGCTTCTGCGGCTGCACGCTCGCGCTCGTTGGCTGCCATGCGCTCGGCCCGCGCGGCCTCCTCCTGTTGCCGGCGGATCTCGGTCAGCCGGGCGGCCTCCTCAGCTTGCCAGCGGCGTACCTTCTCCAGGCGTTTGCGTTCCTCCTCGGCGGCAATGCGGCGTTGCTCCACCTCAAAGGCGGTCAGCATGGCGGACACGCGGGCGATCTCGGTCTCGATGCTGGCATTGAACTCCTTGGCAGTTGCGTCGATGCGCCTGCCGATGTCCAGCACAGGGGCTTTGGCGGTCGTGCGGGATGACTCGACGGCCTTGGTCAAGGCGCGCAATTCCCGCAGCACGCCGGCACCGGCTGCGGCTTGGGTCTGAGTTCGAACGCTGACAATCAGGGCGGCGTTCTCAAGCGCCTCCTCGCGTTTGGTGATCGCGGCCGGGTCGATGGCGATCTCGATGGCGCCGACGTTCCGAAGAGCAAGCGCGTTCATCGGCCGGCCTCCCGTTTGATGACCGAAGAAATGGCGCCCGGTGATCGGTTGAATCGTTTGGATAGCTCTTTCATGCTGTAGGTTGGGTTTTTCTGGTGGAACTCGAAGATGGATCGCGCCTCGTCCTTGCTGATGGCAGACCAGATTCCGCGCGGCTTCTGCTTTTCAAGGACCGGCAACGGCGGCTGCGGACCGAGGATCCGCTCGATGGCCTCACGCGATGGGGCTTTCATCTTTCAGGATGTAGTTGGGGGACTCGATGATCTCGGTGGAATCGCCGTTGTACCCGGGCCAGCTTTCCGTGTCTTCGCAGGTGATCCATTGACGGATCCACGACTGCCAAGTGGCACTCGCCTTCTCGAGCGACTCGGTGCCCAGCTGGTAGACCGCCACCGCGTAGGGCGCCTGGTCTTCGACGCAGATCCATTGGAACGCTCGTGTCTCGCCGGTGATGTCGCGGTACAAATCCCGGTAGTAGGCCGCCTGCACGTCGTAGCGCAGCTGGCCGATCTGCCGACGGAATCCGTGTCTGCTGGCATCCCGGGTTTTCTTGAGGTCCACGATCACCGGCATGGTGCTGGGGAGCCAGTCGATCAGGCCCTTGCGATCGCAGGACTCGAACTCACCGAACATCCCGACCTGAGCGCGGCCGGGCTCGGCGAGCAACCGGCCGGCGACCGGATGCTTGCGGACAGCCTCGACCATCTTGGTCACGGTCTCCAGCTGCTCCTGCTTGAACACGGTCACGCCCCGGGCCTCTTGGTCGTCGCGCCACGCGCGGGCGTCCTTGGTGCGGTAGTCGTCAAACGGCGAGGTGGTCCACAAATAGGGCGTGCCGAGGATCTTGTGGTCCAGCATGGACCCCAGGTTCATGGCGTCGGTGCTCTCCTTCTCCTCCTCAAAGCCAACCAAGGCGTGCGCCGGTGAGCGCGAGAACGCCTTGAGGCTGGAGATGTTGATTGCAGGGTGACTGCGGTAGGTGTTTACGTCGATAGGGTGGACCAACTTCACAGGGCACCCCCCGCCTTCTGGAACGCCCGGGCGATGCCTCTCTTGTTCCGCACGACCCACAGCTTGATCTCCTCCGGAAGATCCTGGGCGGTCGGGTAGGTGTCAGCCTCGGGCCACCACTCGAGGTCGGTGGCCAGCTTCGCCAGCTGCGGGTAGGTGACTCCGATCTGGGCCAGCGTGGACTCGACGGTCGGGTTCGCCGGGTCGAAGAAGCTTGCTGGCGTGGGCTCAGGAGCAGGAGCGGGCTCAGGAGCGGGCGCCGGTTCCGGGACGGGCTCGGGGGTCGGCGCAGGCTCGGGCGCCGGAGTCGGTGCTGGCACGGGCTCGGCAACCGCGATGGCCTCGGGCTCCTTCTTCTTCCTGGCCGGCTTGGGCTCCGGCGGTGTCGGCGTCACGTCCACGACCGTCGGTCGAACGACCTCTTGGGTCGCAGGCGTGTCGGCCATCTCCTCGGCGGTGTGCATCCCGAGGGCGATCTCCGGCGCGTAGGCGCGGGTCCAGAACGCGGCGGCGCGGTACTGGAGCATCTGCTCCGGCATGGTCTTCCACTTGGAACCGTTCTTGGAATACCAGCCCTCGGCCTTGGCCATGGCGATCGTGACCAAGGCGCCGACCAGTTCGAGGTTGCCCTCGCGCTCGACCGCGAAGGCGCGGCAGCCCCAGTCGTCTGTGCCCTCCTTGCCGACCCAGCGGAACCGCATCGGAGAGAAGCGGCCGCAGCTGTTGACGGTGGCGATCAGGAACGCCGCGCTCCAGGTGGGCTTCCCGTGGATCGGGACCATGGACTGCATCACGGCCATGACCGAGGCGCCGATGCGCTGGCTGAGTTCGAGCGCGATGATGCAGTTGCCGAGGTTGGCCTCGCCCCGATAGGAGTCGGGAACGAGCGTGCTGGACGCAAGGGCCTTGGCCATGCGCTGCACGGAGACGAACGCGTTCTCGCTGGAGAACGCGCTGAGGGGTTGGGATTGCTGGGTGGTTGCGACTGGGAGGTTGCTCATACGGGGTCACCGTATGTCACCCGGCGCACAACGTCAAGCAGTTAGGGGATCGATCGGTCGATTTTTTCGCGGACGCGCGTGCGGATGCGCTCGGTGTCTCGCGTGATGATCTCGATTGCCTGTTTAGGCGTGGCACCAACCAGCAGTTCGCCCTTCTGGAGCACGTATTTTCGGTATTCCTGACCGACCTCACGCTGGTAGCGGTAGAACTCGTCGGGCGTCATGGGGCGCCGTTGACCGTTCGATTTGATCTTGGCGGCTGCGGACGGTGTCGGCAGGAAGACTCCCCGCTCAGAGAGGGTTGCGAGCGTCGTCCATGCAGGGTCATCCCGCCGCGTTTTGATCCACCGGCTGAACGGATGCTTCATCATTTCGATTGGCTCGCCGAGCACGTTGACAGCGGGGCCAGGGCCGACATCGCGGCGCAGCATGGGCACCTGTTGGAGGAAATACTCCGAACCGATCTTGGCCTGATAATACTGGGGATCGAAGTAGGTATCGACCTGCTTGAGGATGTTGGGGATGAACGACCCCGCGAGCCTTCCGGCCCATCGCGCCAAGCTCTTGTTGACCAAGTCGTCGGCGTCGTACTTGTAGGCGTTGGCCATGCCAACAAGCTCCGTGAACGCGGAGATGGCAGGCGCGTCGGTGAGCACGAACATTCCCGCCTGCGCGGCATCCTTGAACTTGCCCAGGATGGCGTCCCGGTTCCACTCGGCCGGGTTGTAAAGCTGTCGATCCCGGAGCTCTCCGATCGCGGCCAGACCCATGGCGAACGGCATTTGGCGGTACGAGATGAAGTTGTCGCCAATGCGGATCGAGTACGGTTGTCTGCCTTGGGCCAACAACTGGCGCTTCTTGTCGGGGTCAAGCGACCGGAACGACCCGGTGATGTCGATGTTCCGCTCGCCGTCCTTGTCATCGTCACCGAGAAACGTGACGCCGGCCAACGCCATGAGGGCGGTCCCGACGGACGCCTTCATCAACAGGAGCTTTCGTTCGTTGCCGCTGATTTCGTACCCGAAGGGTTTGTTGATGCGCGACGAGTTCGACAGGTAGTAGCGGGTGAACCCCCAAGGCGTGTAGTCGATGCCGCTGTTGGTGGCGTTCGCGGCAAATCGCAGGAACGCCAATCCCGTCGCCATTTTCAGTCCGGGATACTTTTTCTCGGCTTGGTTGAGCCACTGGTAGAACAGCCCAACCACGCCGGTCGGGTCCTGCTTGAACGCGGCTTGGCGCGCGAGCTCCTTGGCATCGATCAGGATCTCGGAAGGAATCCGTTCCCCAAGAATCTCCCGAACACGCTCGTTCATTCGCTTTGCAGGAGTCCCCTCGGCGGAAGCCTTGTCGCGCGCCAGCTTGATGTCGGCGGCATCTGGGATCAGGTACTTCTGGATCAACTCTTGGTTGCCTTCGCGCGCGATGATCCAAGCCTTCATGGCCTCGTAGTTGGACGTGACGGCGATGTGATCCATGGCGTCCATGAATCGGGAAACGAAACGCAGGTTGCTGATCACCTGAAGCGCCGCGTTGTCTGAATCCTTGAGGACCTCCAGCGTGCTGGTGGGACGTTCTGGATCAAAGTTGATGCTCCGGAAAAACTCTCCCTTCGACACGATGCCGGGCAAGTCCTTGGCTGAACGACGCAGACCATCGAGCCATGCGGAGGCGATGTAGGGCGCTGCCTTCGGGCTCTGGACAGACGCCAGGCCGGCATTGATCGCGCTGTTGATTATTCCGGTGCCCTGCTCGACTTGGGTGGTCAGGCCCGACAGGACGGACCCGTACCAGTAATCCATGATGATGTTGCGCGCGCGAATGCCGCCCTCGCGCTGCATCAACTGGTACATATCCTGGATGATCTTGTTCCGGGCGACACCAGTGGTCTTCTGGGCCAGCTGCGCCATCGCAGCGATCTTCTCTGCCGTCGCACCGTTGAATTGAGCCACGCCGAACTTGGGGGCGATGGCATTACGGAACGCCTCGTCGGCCGCCTCGGGATTCGTCAGCAGGCCAAGATTGGCCCACTTGATGATCTCCGGGATGGAATCGTAAATCTGCTTTCTAGTCTTCTCCTTGACCTCGGGAAGGCGCACCTGCTTGCGGAACTCCTCGCGGACGATCTTGTTGCGCTCCTTCTCGAAAGCGTTCCCAAGAAGGTTTGCCAGTTCGATTTGGCCGGCACCACTCAGCGTTTTGAGAATCGGGTGCTCCCGGATCATGTCCAAGAGGATCCGCTTGTAGTTGCCCTGCTTCTCTAGGCTGGAGGTCATTATCTCCTGCCAAGAGATTCCAAGCTCAGCGCGCGCCTGCTTGAGTTCGCGAGAGACGACGTTGTCAGCGATGGACAGGGTGGCCCGCAGGTTGGCGATCGCGCGCTTGGAGGCGTCCAGCAACCAGCGGCGAATCTGGTCGGAGGTGACCTCTGGGAACGGCAGTTCCTTCTGCCGCTCGTTGATGAGGTTGTAGTAGCTGAGGGTCGGGGTCAGGTAGGCGATCTTGTCGATCATGCGGCGCCGGGCCTGACCGCTCTGGCCGAAGTCCTGAGCGCCAGCCTGGGCGGCAACCTCACCGATGTTCCGAAGAAGACGGACCCACCGGGCTTGGTCGATCGGGTTCCTGAACGCACCTTGCAAACGGACGTTGGTCCGTTCCAGCAACTCGCCAAGGATGGTCTGCTGGATTGCCGGTGTGATGCCAAACTGAGCGGATCGATTGGCCGAGGTTGCAGCCGTGAACGCCTCCTCGAGGTTGTCCTCGAACTGATCCACCCAATCACGCGCTGCGCTTTCACGTTCCGCGTTGGTCTCCCGCACGATGCGCCCTTGGAAGAATCCGGCAGACGGACGGCGGCGAGCGCCGGCAGCAGCCCTGGGAGGCTGAATCTCGCGCTCCTCGAACGCTCCGACACCAGGGGTCTCGAACGCGCCTTCGACGAGCTTGCCGATCTCGACCTCCGCAGCGGCGAAGTCCGTGTCCGACGGAGCGTTTTCGCGGACGTACTGAATGGCGGCCTGACGCGCCTGCACGATGTCACGGGTCTTGAGGTAGACCGCGCGCGCCGCCCGCAGCGCCAGGTTGATGACAGCCAGCGGAATGGCCGCCGTGGATTCGTAGGCGCCTTGGGGCCGCGTGGCCTCGATCGCCTTGTTCAGCAGATTCTCGACCTTGTCGTACATCAACCGGCCGAGGTCGGGATTCAACCCCTCTGCCTGCGACAGGAATCGAGGCGCATCTGTCGCGTCCATCGTCCCGACCAAGAACGATCCCTTCTGGACCAATCCCTCTGGGAAAAACCCTTGGATGCCGGCGTTCGACCAGACGGGTCGAAGCGTGTTGTCCGCTCGGATGCGAACCTCCACCTTGTTCCCGGCAACGGGTTTGAGTCGCAGAAGATCGGGTCGCACCCGCTTCATTTCTCCGGCATCACTCGCCTCCCCCTTCACGAACACCTCGGTGCCCGTCTTCAACAGCGAGATCGCCTCCGCGCGCGGAACGCTGATGTCCTTCACCTTCCGTTCAGGCGTGAAGTTGGTCGGCATCACGATGCCGGTCTTTCGCTTGCCGGTATTCGTGGTGTAGATGGTGATCTTTGGGCGAACCTCAGAGGCCCCGCGAGCGGCTTGGAATCCCTTCAGCAGGTTTCCGGTCACGATGTACCGCTGGTCGGTTGATTCCGTGGTGGTCGCCCATTCCTCTGCGGCGTTGGAAACCTCTTGGCCAAGGGAAGACGCCTCGGATGGGCCTTCCGACATGGACAGGGGCATCGATGCCCGGGAGCGCACCATGTTCCGAACGAGAAGCAGCTGGTGATCGGATGGCCGAGTGAAGTTGCCCGGATCGTTTGATTTCAGTTTTAGCCCGATGGGCACCGCCACGTACCCAAACGAGTTCTTGAACGCCCGCCCGATCTTGCCGTAGGCCGAGATGACCGTTTGTCGGGTCTCCTCGAAGGCGTCCTTGACCATTTGGATCTGCGCCGGATTGACCTCGCGCGCCTCCATTTCGGAAACACGCTGCTGCTCAAAGGCGCGACTTTGACGCAGCCATCCTTCGGCCACGCCCTTGGTGGCCATGCGATTCTTTGAAGCCTCTTCGGTCGCGGCTTCGTAGGTCGGCGGCGCCTTGGGCGGTTTGATGGAGACACGTTCCATCGCAGACGGGCCGTCGAAAGGCGTTGTCCCTGTTCCTGGTGTGAACTCGGCCGATTCAACGGTGCGCGCTCGAAGGTCATCGACGTTGGCCTTGAGGGGGTTCTCACCAACCTCATCCAGAGCGCGAATGCGGTCGGTGTAGAGCTCAGAGATGTCGCGCCAGAGCTTGGCCGCGTAGTCATCCGGAAGGATTACGAAGTGGCCCGTTGCCCAGCGTGCATAGTCGCCATTCTGATCAACGTCCTCATCCATGTTAGGTTCTCCACTTGCCCGTAAAAAACCCATTCCCATTTCCAGCATTAGAATCGGATTTGAACGGAGCACGTCGAACACGACTTTATCCCCGATCGAATTGAAAATGTCCGCTACCAAGCCCTCGTTTGCGGTGAGATCGGATTCCGTGTCCGCCGAGGTGTTGGCGTTCAAGGAAGCCATCTTCCGGCGTAGCAGCACCATGAATCGGTTCTCGGCCGCGAGTGAAGACGACAGCACTACGTAACGCGGCAGGCTGGTCTGACCGAAACGCATGATGCGCCCGAGCATCTGCATGAAGTCGTTGATGTCAGGGGCGGCCTGACCAACGATCATCACGCGTCGCCTCTGGTCCTTGAAGCGGGGGTCCGTGTGGGCGCTGGTTCCAGTTGAGCCCGACTTGTTGACCAAGATGGCGTCGAGACGACCGTTGTTGAAGTCGTCCAAGATCACCCGACGATCTCGCTTATTGCGTCCAACAGAATCGGCTACGCCCTCTTTAGAGATGACGATTTCATTATTTCTACCAGTGATTTCGTCGATCGAATAGCCGGCGTCTTCAATGCGTTTTTTGATGAAATCGATGGGAGAGATGGGCATATCTCCGAAATCTCCACCTTCAATTTCGTCGCGGATGGCTTCGTACTGTTGGCGGGCATCCTCCGGAAGTTCTTCCGGCGTCAGTTTGATCGTGCTTTTAGTGTTTGCGCCTTTGTCTCGAACAGTGATCTCAAGCAGTTTATCTAGCTGCCTTAGCAAAAGCCCTTTGTAAGAAATCTCGTAACCTTCATTTTTGAGGTTTTCAATAGGCCCCTCCAAAGTGCTGTTTATTGCAATAAAAGGCTTTTCGTTTTCCTTCAAGACGCGAATTGCATAATCTGCAATCGCCTGAGACTTCAAAGACAAAATGTATTGCGTCGAAAGGTTGAATAGCTGGCTCCCGAAATTGACCGACGTAATACTTACGCGTCCCTCTGTTGAAGCGCGGACCTGATTTTCCGCGTTTTGCATACCCTTTGCGACATTTGAGATTTTCCGGCTCAATTGCAGGATTTGTTTCAAAAAGTCCGTGTAGACATCTGCTAGTTCGCGCTCACGCTCCGCGTTGTCCGTTGATGTTACGAAATCAAACGGCACGCCTCCCCAGTTTTGTTCGCGTCGCACAAACTCACCGGATTCCGCGAGCATAGAGGTCAATGCCTGTTGTAGTGCCAAACCGCCGCTGTTCAGCAGGTCGGTCATTTCGGTTGGTTTCAATCCAGCCCTTTGAATCAGCGTCTTGAGCGCATAAAGACCCAATGTGTCGGGTCGCTTGGCAAACGTGGCTGATGCGAAATACGCGCCCTTGGACGCGGGCAGCACTTGGTCAAACCGGATGTTTGTGTCGGAGTTAGCGCCAGCCGCAAGGTGGGCTTCGTCCAGAACGAAGATAGCGTTCGGTGCGATACGTGAAAGAGCCTGCCAGATTGGTCCGAATGGCTTTGCAATGCGCTTGTTTTTGCGTCTACGTGCCGCCTTATCGTTTTCCTCAAAACCTTCCAATACGTCGTCCTTTAGTTGATCGTATGTGGTAAAAAATGCGTTTGTGTTTTCAGGAAGCTCTCCAGTTGAATTGATTCCTTCAAGAGCCTTTTCAAAACTTTGTTTTGATTGTCTAACTTTTACCGTTTCTCCAGTAGAGGAAATGTAATCGACTTTTTTGTTGGTGACATACGGCCGAATGCCAGTCTCCCCGATCGCCGGAAGGTCGCGGCCTGCCATGTCGGAGTAGAGCGTCGGCTTGGCGGTGATGAACACCGGGATCAGTCCATTGAGGCGGGCATACCGCAGAACGGCCGCAACCGTGCGCCCCTTGCCCACGCCGGTCTGGTCGGAGTTGATCAGAGCGGACCCGCGCTCGATGTTCCGGATCGCCAGTCCCGCAGCATCGATTTGCGCGGCCGACATGACCTTGAACAACTGGTCCTTGGTCATCTGCAACCGATTGGCGACGTACTCGTCGATCGGCATCTTGACCTCGGCCTCCAGTTCACGAAGGGCGCGCTCGGTGGCGTCGGCGATGTTCGACGGGCTCACCAATCCGGTCTCGGCGTTCTTGCTCTGGCTCTTGTACGGCTTGGTCCTGGCCTCTGACATGGCCTCAGGCTCTGCCTCGATCTCGGGTTCCATCGGCACCTCTGGTTCCGTGGGCACCGTGGCCTGATCGATGCCAGCGATCACCTCGTTGGCTTGTGTGCGCGTCAGGTCGTCCAACCCTTCGACGGTGTTGGCGGTTTCCTGCCAGATGGCCAGCAGGGAACGCTTGAGCTTGTCCCAGATGTCCGGCAGGTCTGCGCGAACCTGGGCGGCGAACTCGGCAAACCTCCGGATGCCAGCCTCCGCATAGAGGCCAGCCATGCGGGCGCCGATCACGATGATCTCGGGATCCACGCCCATGCCAACGCCACCGAGCTTGTCTCGCAGCTGCTTCTTCAGCGCCTCCAGTTGCGCCTGCTTTTCGGCCGAGAGCTTGGATGTCAGTCCGGGCCTTGCGGCAGGCGGCGCAACCACAGGTTCAGGCCGTCCTGCCGCCACGCCTCCAGCTGCTCCTGGTTGTTCGACTGCGGGCGCTGTTGGAGCCACTGGTCCAGCTGCCGGCGGTTCACCTGAAACAGGAGCTCGTTGTTCCGGAACACTTGGAACAACTGGTCCGGGTCCAGCAACAGGCTGTTCGGCGGGCGCACGTTCTGGCCGCTGTCCTTCAGGTAGGACTTCAGCACCCGGGCGCGCTCCTGCAACGCCTCCGGGTTGTCCTGGACCTGTTGCAGCTGGTCGGCCCACAGGAGGGAGATTTCCGACGCCAGTTGGTCCTGGGGTGACAGGGGGTTGGATTTTCGGTTGGCGAGCTTCATTGATCAGGGTTTTGAGTTCTGCCCAGTTGGTGTAGACGCGGGGCGCGGAAATCCACGGGCGCACGAAACCGCCATCGACAGACGACGGTGTTGGGCGCTTGCCATCGATGACAACGACATCGACCGGCCATCCGGCACCCATCTTGGAATAGAGGTCTCCCTCAAGAGTGAAAAAGTCGGTGACGTTGAACCGCTTGAAAAGATCGAGGTACTCCGCGCGGTCGTAGGACTTGATGCGGCTTTCCGGGGATCCGAGCTTGTTCGATTGCGATCCCGTCTTGGATCCGAGGATCAGCACGGCCTTCCCATCGGGAGCCATGGCTTCGAGCGTGTTGAGAGCGATCGCAAGATCGATGCTCGAGCTCTGAGGCTTCCCGAGGGTGCTGCGGAAAAGCTGGAAGGTCTCCTTCTGCCCCTCGATGAATCGCGCGCCGAATGGCGGGTTGATGATCACCCGATCGGGTTGCAATGCGTCGAGTGAATCGAAGAACTCTTGGCTGACGGCATCCAGGCCGGTCGCAGGCTTCCCGATGAACCGCTCCAACCGCGCGCGCCGGTTCGGATCGAGCTCGTTGGCGACGATCTCCTGACGCGCCGGGTCCGAAGTCACCAAGAGCATCCCATTGCCAGCGGTGGTCTCCGCAACGCGCTTGCCGCCCGCAACATCCGCCAACACGCCGGCGAGGTAGGCCAACGGCGGAGGCGTGGAATACGCCTGGGCGGTCTTGCTCACGGCCGTGCGGGTGCCCAGCTGCGGCTGCTGCTCGTACCGCTGGGCGAGCTTGTCGTATGTCTCGTTCGGATCGATGCCAGCCTCCCGGTCCTGCCGGACGATGTCGGCGGTCTCCTGAACGATCTGGGACTCGAGCTCCTCCTCGGCGGCTTTCTTGGCCGGCTCGATTGGCTTCTGGGGCGGAACGGGGGTCGGCTCGGCAGGCGGAAGCGGCGCCGCTGGAGTCTCGGCAGGGGGCGGCGTGACCACCTCCGGGGTGATTTCCTCCGGCGGCCGGATCAACTCTTCCGGGACGACCGGCGCTTCGGCTTCGGGCCCGACTCCTTCGGGAGGCCGCCCTCCTTCAGCAATTTCTGGCAGTCCCACTTGGACTTCGGGTTGCGGTTCTTCTCCGCGAAGCACGCCCGCATCTGGGCCTTGTTCTTGAATGGCACTGGGTGTTGGGGTTGGGGGTTCCGGTTGGGGTTCAGGCTCCGCAGGCGGCGCAATCGCCTCCTCGACAGCGGTCGGGATCGTTGGTTCGGGTTGGATCCGAATGGGGCCAGACGGCGGACCTCCGGCGTTGATGCCTCCGAGTTCCTCGGTGATGTCCGGCGTGAGCGCATCCTCGATGCCGGCGACCGTGGCGGCGGAGTTGGGCAGAGGCGTGTTCGGGTCCGCTCCGATCGCGGCGCGGGCAGCCGCATTGCGTTCCCTGAAATCTTGAAGCTGACGCAGTCGCTGACCGCGCATGGCCCTTCCGGCCCCGCCAGTCACCAGCCCAACCAAACCGCCAACAGCGCCTCCGATCTTGGCGGACTCGATCAATCCTTCACCAATCTTCTGCTCAGGGTTGTAGACCTGCTTGGCGACCAAATTGCCAAGCGCCTGCTCCGATGCTTCCTGGGCGGCTTCCTCGAGGCCGGTCTGAACAGCCTCACGAATGACACGCTTGCCTGCTTGGCCAGCGAATGCACGGCCGATTGCCGGGACGGCGCCAAGCGCCCTTTCCGTAATTGCGCCGACTGGGGCCGTCAGCAACGCCGCTTGGTACTGCTTTACCGGCTTCTCGGCGCGGAGACGGTCGGCCTCGCCCATGTCACCCTTGGCCAAGGCATCGGCAATTCGCACGTCATACAGGCTGCCTGCACGCTGCGCTGCATCCTCACCCGCGCTGAGTCCGTAGGCCAGCTGGCCCGCCACAGGGATAGCCGAAACCGGAAGTGATCCGACGCCGCTGGCAACCTGAGTCAGGAAATCCTCCTGCCGCAACGGACTGACCGGAAACGCCTCCTCCGCTCCGCGCTGGAGCGCCTGGCCGATCTGGAACGTCGGACCGGCTTCGATCTCAGCCGCACGAGCTTGCAGAACCTCCGGGGGGACCTCTTGGGTACGCTTCTGCCAATCGGCCAAACGACGCTCGTATGCCGCCATTGCGGCAGGATTTTCCGCCTGCGCAGCAGAGAGGAGCGGAGGTGGTTCCTCGAGCCCAAGACGCGCCAAGCCCATCATGGCGCCGCCAACCATTCGGCCGCCCTCGCGCATCAAAGCGGATCCGGCCGCAGGCAATGCACCCTGCCGAAGGGTCTGTGCGAACTCCAGCAACTGGTTTTCACCGATCCGGTCATCAACCTCGACCAGACCAACCCCTTCGATGTCAACGATGCGTGGCATAGGTTACTTGAGTGGCGTGAAGGTTGCACCAAGCGGCGCATTCGGGTCGAAGGTAATCCGTCCGACCGGGACGGCATTGGTTGCACGCGCCTTTGAAAGACGTTCGGCAATCTGCTCGGCCGTCAGTTTGATGTCCATCGGTCCCTCTGGAGTTTCGATGGTGATCTTGCCTGGGTAATCTGTCTTGGCAGGCGTCGCAGCCTTGGGCTTTCGCATTATCACGTTGCGCCCAGCCACGCGGCCCGCCGTCATGCCCTCTGGAGGCTCAACACGTTGCGCTGGAGCGCCAGGTGCGGCGCCCGACATGATGTCGAAAATCGTCGCTGGTCCTTGGCCGGTGATGGCCGATTCAAGATCCGCAGGAATCTCCGCAGACGATCCGGAAGGAAAGATTCCCTGTGACGCCAAAATCCGATCAAACTGCTGCTGATCTTTGGTCCTCTGGACGATTCCTTCAGCGCGACCACGATTGTAGCGCGGCGATTTTCGATCCTCCTCGGTCAACGTGAGACCAGGGATTGATGCACCAATGGTTTCCGCGAATCCAGCCGTCTCCAGCAGCTGCTCTCGATCGCCCGCCTCTTTCATCTTTTTTGCCGACTCAATGAAGTTGATTGAGCCGTCCGGATTGTAGGTCAGGTTTTCTCCGAACTTGATGGCCAAGGCATCCTCGCGGCCTTGCGCTGCGATTCGCGCGGCATCGGCCCGCTGTTGTACCAAGTCCTGATAATACCTCTCCCTGATCGCCGCCTCTTCCCGGCGCTGCGCCAAGGCGTCTTCGCGCTCCTGCCGGCGCTGCGCCAGCTGCACGCCCTGAAGGTACGACTGCCCGATGTTTTCGAGTCCTGAGAATGGGTTGGCCATGGTATTTCAGAGTAGACCGGCACGACCGTAGCCGACCGGCATTCCAGTTTGATAATTCCAGTCTCCGCCGCCGCCGGCACGGGTTTGCGCTCCAAGTTGAGCGAAGCCAAGGTTGGTCAAACCGGATCCGAGCGACCCAAGACCTTGACCAACAACACCACCGGCACTCGGCATCGAGGCAACGCCGGCCAAGGCGTTCATTCTGGAGATACGTTCCGATTCACGGAGGCGAGCAATGTCGGCAGGTGTGAACTCGTAGTTTACAACTGGCGCCAGCGGCGTTGTGCCGAGGATGTTAGCGAACTGCTGTCCTCCTGCCTGCTGCAATGCCAGAGACGTGCGTCCGATGTCGCGGGCCGTGAGATTGCGTGCAGCTTGGCTGCCGGCAAACCCGCCTGCCACAGACCGGCCGGCCGCCTGCCGTTGGACTTGGGCCAAGACGTCCGGGGGTAGCTCGCCACGGAGAAGCGCCAACGCATTCTCAGAACGTTTGGCTTGGGCCTCTTGGTAACCCGGCACCTGGATGCCGAGGGATTCCAGAAGCTGGGCGCGGGCAAATGCGTTCCGCTGGGCTTCGAGCTCCCGCGTTCGTGGTGTCAGCTGCTCGGATTCTCCGATGATGGCAGGAATGTCGAGGCCCGGAGTCTCAGCTGCGCTCCTGGCCTGCTTGCGTGCCGAGCTAGCAGATGAAGCCTGAAGGCCCATTCCGACACCTGCCGTGACAACCCCGGCTCCGATTGCTGTGGCTACGAATGACATGGTAAGTATTGGTTCTGCCTCATGTACGTGAGGTCGTTCAAAAGCTCTTCTGGGTCCCGCTTGTTATCGAGGTTCAGGTGGACCGTGGTCCAAACAGTGTCCTCATGGATCAGCAGGAGGCGGCGCGTCCCGGGCTTTGTGATGCCGGAGTAGGGCGCCGTGTAGGTCACGCATCCCTCGTTCTCGCTGACCACGGTGACCTTGCCCTTCGTTATGAAGAACGGGTTGTCGAACTTGTGGATGCGGCTGGTGATGACCGACCCGGCTGGCATGAAGATTTCCCGCACGTACATTCCATCCGGAAAGGTGTGCGTCAGCGGGCACTCCTGCGGCGGCAGGTTGGCAACGAATGCCTCCCACCGATCCAGCCGATCGTCGAACGACACCGTCTCGTCGGCCAGGAAGTCCAGCCACGTCACAGGTTGTGGAGGGGCGACTTCCATCAGATGAACCCTCCGAACCGATACTCGATCTTCGCCGACCCGAACGGCTGCACGTTGATCACGCTTCGCTCGTTGGGGCTGTAGGCCTCCAACTCGTTGCGCAGCGCCCGGAGGGCCAGCTGGATCTCGCGCTCGGCCTCCGGGTACTGGTTGCGATCCTCCTTCTGGATCGCCTTCATCATGTGCTTGACCGCTTGAAGGTTGCCGATGAACAGCCAGTCGGAGTCCACCACGGCCGGGATGAACTCCAGGCGAACGATCGCCTCGATCACCGTGTTGGTGCAGGCTTCATCGGGCGGGACGCACCCGTCGCCGTGGTCGATGCAGTCGTTCTCGGCTGTCGCATTGCAGCCGCTGGTCCCGCCGCAGACCTGAGGCATATTGATCAGGTACGTCCGGCGGTATTCCGGGTTCTGCTCGCTCGGTGCCCAGATGGCAATCTGGGTCTGCACGCCGGTGCTCTGGTTGACCGCGACGATCGTGAGGCTCCCCTGTGTCAGCGGCTTCTGGGCTCCGGTCAGGCCCGGTTGCTTGAAGACCGACACCGTCTCGACGTAGGCGGTCACAGCCGGATTTGGAAGGGTGACGTACTCGCCCCAGACGTACTCGCCGGTGACTGCATCCAACGTGCGGATCGGGTTGCCGTTCACGTCGAGACCCTGCAACAGCACCCGCTTGCCAGCGTCGGCGGTCAGGTCCGGGTAGATGCGGATCTTCGAGGCGCCGGTGAAGTCCCGATACTGGTACACGATGCCTCGGTCCAGCAGCTGGTCCTGCTCGCAACCCTCCCGGCCGCACCCGGTTCGCGGCGCCCGCTCGTCCGTCTGGAACTCGTACCACTGATTTTGGATCGGGATGTTGTCGCCGCAGACGTTCATCGCCTCCACGGTCTTGACCTCCCGGGGCCAGGTGATGCATCCGGCGGTGACGCAGATGCGGAGCTTCTTGTACGTGCCCCACCACTTGCCCATCTCAGCAAGCCGCTCCTGCGCCTCGTTCAGCAGCTGGAGAAACCGATCGTCGCAGGTGGCCAGCCCGATGGCTTGCGGGATCGTCGAGTTCTTGGCTTGGGCGAGGGTCTTTCTCATGTCAGCGGATGGCTCGGGCCATGACTCTCCAGTTGGCTTCCGTGATACCCACTTGGATGTTAGTGGTTTTGTGGAAGATGTTGATGTTCAGGCCAAGCGTGGAACGACGCAGCCCGATCACGCTTAGGTTGGCGTATGCAGTGAACATGATGCCGTGTTCACCGGTCGAATAACCCAGCGACCCAAACGGGATGTAGTCGTTCACGTCGTACCCGTTCACCGCGACATCGCTTGTGACGCAGATGATTCCGATGTCCCAGAAAATCGGCATGACGGAAAATCCATGGGTGAATGAAACCCCGTTTCCGATTGCTGGAATCGCCTGATAACCCGCCACAGGCGTGATGTACCCCGACTCCCAAAGGGTTACCCCAGGCGACCCGGATGTTCTCAGAAACTGGCGATCGACTCCTGGCAAGATGTAGCCAGGCGGCACAATGTTGTGCGTCAGCAGTTGAAACTGAGTGCCGTCGTAGATCACAACGGCCATCTGGCCGGGAACGATGTCGCCAGCGGCAAGCGCGACGGCGCCGTACTTCGTGATCGCCTTCGGACCTTTGCCATCCACGTCGAGCGTGCTGGCACCGGTGTTGAGTGCTGTCGGGATGAATGCGTAGGTGACGCCGGTTCGGTACGCCTGATTGGCGCCTGGTGACGCCGGCAGCAACGTCAGCGTGTAGGCGTTTGCGACGCCGCCCCCAACGCCATACGTGAATTGAGTGGTCGCCCGGGTCCACCCAGCTGGGGGCGTGGTGTTGTATTTGAGGACCTCGACAGGATTGCCGCCAGCATCCAGCCGCAGCCAATACAGCGACAGGTTGGCCGGCGCCACCGAGTTGGCAGCCCACTCCGGAGAGGCGTTGAACTGGGCGATCATTGCAGCCGCGTAGGCCTCGAGGCGATCCTGCTCGGACGCGTAGCAGGCTGGGGGCGGCAACTCGCCGGCGGTAAGGTTGATCTCAGGCATGGCTAGATCCGGTACAGGTAGTCGTTTGGCTTACACGGGCCTGGGTCGCATTCAAGCGTCAAACAGCCCTCGGGACAATCGAAATAGAAAAACTGGTCCAGCGGCGCCACGGGCCCATTGGGGCGTCCCAGAAGGAACAACCCTCCGAACCGACCGCCGGTGTTCGAGACGAGTCCGTTGCCGCTCAGGCGGCGCACGGTGTTGCATCCAATCTGGATGTCATCGACGTAGCGAAAGAAGTTTCCCGTCTCGGAGGTGAATGAAGTGTCGGGCCCAGGGCTCACGCAGGTGAACGTCGTAGGCGTAGGCGTGCCAGTCACGATCACCTCGTCGTTGAACGTCGGGTCGCTAAACCCCTCGATGGTGACGTGCCAGCCCAGCTGGAGATGATGCGCCTTGTTGGTGGTGTAGGTGGCCACGCCGGCGGTGCGCTGGAAACCGATGGGAAGGATCTCCCAAGGGAACTGAACCGGATCGTTGATGCCCAGCTTGCCACCCAAGGACGCCCCGTTGGCGCCCGGATTCGAGACCGTGAAGGTCGTTGGGGTTGGGACGCTCAAGACCGTGAAGGTGCCGTTGAAGCTGCCGACCGAGGATCCCACGACGCTGACCGTCATGCCCTGCTGCAATTCATGCGGCGATGCTGTCGTGTGGGTCGTGGTGTTGAACGCCCTCGAGGATGCCGAAATCGGGATCTGGTAATCCGTCGGGTAGTACCATCGCGACCGATCCACGTCGTGGTTGTTGATCAGGAAGACCGCATCGAGTGGAAGCAGGGCGGTCTGGAAGTACCAGGATGCCGGACCGGTCAGCAGGACATCATTGTTCTCGATCAGCATCTTGCGATGCGCCGTGTTGAGCACCGAATAGAGCTCCGGGTTCGCCGTTCCGGACGCGACCGCGATGGAATACCAGTCCTGCACCACCAGCGCGATAAACGCCGAGATGTTGAGCGCGGAGTTGTTGTGGATGTGCGTGCGGTAGTGCTGGTACGAGTCAACGTAGAAGCAGGTCCCGGTGAAACCGTCGAAATTGTTGAAGCGGATTTCCGCCCCATCGGTCTCGCGGACGGTGATGGCCGTCGCCGGACTCTGCTGGTTGATCGGGTTGGGGCCGCCTCGGATCTCGTTGTGCTCGAAGACGCATCCGGCAGCGAAAATCTTCCGCGATCGAAGCATGATCACGTAGCCGTCGAGGTAGAGGCCCGGGAGGATGTCTGGGCCGCCTGTCGTGGCGGTGAACCGGAATGCGTCTGGCGTGCTCAGGACGGTCAGCGTGCCGTTGAAACTGGGATTCGAGAACCCTCCCACCACCACGACATCCCCCACCCTGAGCGTGTGCTTCATCACGCAGGTGTACGTGGCGACGCCTGCCGATCGGGACACGACGTTGATGTTGGCGAGCAGGCTGGAATAGCCACCGATCGCGCACTGGGTGTTGGACTCCGCGCTGCCAGGGTACAGCACGCCTTGGATAAAGTTTCGCCCTTGGTAGCCGAAGTTGACCCTGCGAACCGTCGCCCCCTTCGTCAGGTTATCGACAGTCATGGGCAGGAACGATTTCAGCAGGAAGGTTTCCGCGTCTGCGATACCCACGCCGAAGTTGTAGAACTGGAGGTCCTGAAACAGCGCGTTCTCGCCGACATGATTGATGCCGGCGACGGTGTAAAGCGAGTTGACTCCGGCGCTTCCTTGAAGCGTCAGCGGCACGTCTGGCACCGACCAAGCAAACGCGCTGGCGTTGAGTTCGGTCACCACAGGGTTGCCGTTGGCGCAGTAGAACTCCGAGGCCGAAAGGAACGCGATAATCGTGAACGTCCCGTTGAGCGTTGGGTCAGCAAATCCGGTGATCGTGATCGTGTCTCCAGCCGTGAACGTGAAAAGCCACTCGTTGTGCTTGGTGTACGTGGCGAATCCGAACGCGTTGATCTCCCCCTTGATCAGCACCGTTCGCACGTCGCGCTGAAACGTCAGCTGGGTGATGTTCACAAGTCGGCCGAGACCGTTGAACGTGGCATCGACGCCAATCCCAGCCGTCTGAACCCCGCTGATGTATTGGTTGTAGATGCTGACGTTCGAGTACGGCACAGGGACCACCGGAGGGGTGAACGTGGGAGTAGCCTGTGAAGCGATAAAGTGCGGGTAGGCCGTGGTGTAGGTGTTGATGCCGGCGGTTCTCTCGACGGAGATGATCTGAATGTCCGCGACGCTGTTGTTGTTGTAGTTGCCGTCGAAGGTGATGTTCTCGATCAGGAGGTTTTTGCAGTTGGCACCGTCCACCGGAACCCCCGGATAGGCCCCCGGTGCGCCGACGACACCGCTGCCCGGGTAGTTCCCTGTGGTCTTCATCATAATGATGTTGAACCCAAAGAGATCGCCCCTGGTGGCCGAGGTGTGGTTGGCCCAGCGAATCGTGGTCTTGCCGATGCCCTTGCCAGTGAACGCCACGTTGTTCAGGACCGGCGGGTATCCGAGAATGATCGACGAAGTGTAGCCGCCACCAACCAGGTTGATCCAGCCGTCTTGAACGACCAGCGGCGCATCGGGGTAACCCGGGCCGGGCATCGAAAGCGTAAACTGTGTCGGTGTTGGGGTGCTGAGAACCTCGAACCCGAATTGCGCTGGGCCAGTGCCGTTGAAGGTTGGGTCGGTGAACCCGTACAGCGTGATCTTCTCGCCGACGATCAGCCCGTGCGGGACCGCCGTGTTGAAGGTCCCGACGCCACCAACGCGCACTCGGTCCACGATCAGGGCCCCGGGGCTTGATCCAATCAGGAATGTGCCCTCTGGAAAATCGCACCTCCCGGCCGCGATCAGGCATTCATTGATTGCCCAGGCGCTGTTGCGATTGCCGCATGGATCCGCACCGTAATCGACTGGGTTGGATGATGGCATTTTAGGCTGAGAGAAGGGGGCAGGCGACGCGGCTCAAATCGCCGTACAGGTCCTCCTGGAGGCGCTGCGCCACCATGGCCACCCGCTTGAGGCGGAATCGACCCGTGTTCACGTACCGCAACTGGAACTCGAAGCCGTCCCGAGTGAATCCGCCGGTCTGCGAGTCGCACTTGTCGGGCGGCTGCGGCAGCGCGATCCGCGACCTGGCGGCCGGCTGGTAGTATTTCACCTCCTGGCAGTTGATAACCGCCGGAGGGCATGAAATCTCGCCCGGCTCGCAATTGCGGTACTTGGCGCAGTCCTTGAACTCTGCCCACGGCTGCCAGCACTCGCTTTCGTTGGCGCGGAAGTAGACCTTGGATTCGATGTTGCCCATCACCTGGTCGTACCACTGCTCGGCGCTGATCAGGCGCTTCTTGCTGGCAGGCTCTGCGAACGTCAGCGACCTCGTTTCGATCGTCCAGTCGATCGGGACGTCATCGAACCCGTCGAAGTCGAACTGGCCGTTCTTGGTGACCTCAAACAGACCGATGTTTCCCTGATTCAAGCCGAACAGGAAGCACCGGTCGGTCCGCTTCACGCGGATGGTCACCATCTGGAGAACATCGACTCCGGTCCAGACGCCTTCCCAAGACGGGGGCAGCTTTCGGCCCATGCCCGAGACGAGGTCAAAGTCCATCACCACGATGCCGTTGTGGGCGATGCCACGGTTGTTGACCTTCTTCGGCTGGATGGTCATCAGCATCCGGTTGTCGAAGTTCACCGCGCTGGCAGCCGTGAGGTAGTATTCCGTGTCGTATGCTAGCGCGCGAACCATCTGGCGGCTGATCGGTGTGTTGCCCCATTCCGTGAAGTCCCGGCGGGCGTAGATCAGGGACCGGATTCCGTCTTGAGCCCGGAAGATCAGGTCGCCGTTCACCGGCACAATCGATTCGTGATTGAAGGAACCAAAGTTCAGGAGGGCGAACCGCTGGATCGGGTAGTCGAGGTCCTTCCAGACATCTCGATCGACCGGCGCGTTGAAGGCGTAGGTGGCCGTCGGCGTGAAGACCAACAGGTCCCCGTCACCCAAGGAGGTGTCGAGGTTGGCGGCAAACGCCAAGCCGGTGATCGGGCCGTTGGAGACCGCGAAGGCGCCGCCCTCATTCAGGAAGGTGTTCTCGGTGAACCGGATCACGCTGTCGCGCCCATAGGCGGGATCGCCGTAGACCAGGTCGCCGCCGTAGTATTCAGAGCCGTTGGCGACCCACAGGCGCCCCTTTCCGTAGGCCATGGGGCCGCCGACCGGCACCTCGTCGCCAGCTGCCCGTCGAAGGGTCGAACCGTTGTAGAGGTATGGCTGGCTCTGGCCGTCTTGGATGATCAACCAGTTCTCGGCCTGCTGAAAGAAAACGTGATCGGCCTGCGGGTTGTTCGTCGCCAGCTGGTAGCCTGTGAACCCAGGACCCAACAGGGGTCCGGCATCGATGCCCGGCGAGTAGGTGGTGAAGGTTGTCGGAGACGGGACAGTCTCGACCACAAAATCCCCGAAGAAACCCGTCGCAAAGAAGGTTCCAGGAGGTTCCGGAAGGCGAACGACCATGCCCGGTGAAAGGCCGTGAGGCGCCGAGCACACGTAAGTCGCCACGTTCGAGACGCGGCCGCGAGTTGAGACCGGAAACGTGAAGTTGATCGGCGTCAGGTCCGTGACCTTGAAGGCGTTGGAGATGTCGATTTGGAAGACCTTGCCACCGATCGCTGCGAAGAGAAACGGCTCCCCAGAGTCGGACGTGTAGGTGCCGCATCCTTGGAAAAAACCCTGCTCGAACGCGTTTTTGACGGCTCGGTTGTAATAGGCGCCGTTGTAGACTGCGTCCTGATCGTCGAATGTCAGGATCTTGGTCCAGATGCCGGGCCGCGCCTTGGGAAATCCGCCGCGCACGGTGGTGTTGACCGCCCAAGCCAACTGATTCGGCTGGATCAGCGACGGCGAGAAGCCGCTATCGACCCCTCCCTCGGAGGTCAACAGGCCGTCCACAATGCGATTCTTTTCGGCGACCATGACGCTTGAACCGATTGAAGTCCCATCCCAAGATTCCGGCAAGATGAATGAAAGCGCCGACTACCTGTCCATACCGTGGCGTACAAAAGACCGCTTCCTGATCGAGGCGGAGATGGTCCGCAGGGGCGGCTACTTCAACCACGGTGGAGTCAGGTACGGACTCGGCAAGTACCATCATTACCGCGAGGCCATGAAGGCCCTCTGGCCGCACTTCGACTGGCACGAATGGTCTGAGCTCCTGATCCGCAACTTCGTCGAGCACCAAGAGGTCGGCATCATGGGCCCCGGTTCATCAGGCAAGACCTACGACTCGGCGGCGTTTGGGCTCTGCACGTTTTACATCTTCCCGATCGGGACATCGATCATCATGTCTTCGACGACCCGCGAAGGTCTCCAGCTGCGAATCTGGGGATCGATCAAGGAGCTTCACAACAAGGCCAAGGCCAAGCGGGATTGGCTCCCTGGGCGCGTGATCGAGAGCCGGTTCATCCTGACCAGTTCAGATGAAGATGCCGAGGCCCAGGACTTCCGCGACGGCATCATCGGCGTGGCGTGCAAGGTCGGCGGCACCTTCGTCGGTCTGTCGAACTACGTCGGCCTGAAGAACGACCGGGTCATGCTGATTGCAGACGAGGCCTCCCTGATGGGGCGTGGGTTCCTCGATTCGGTGGCCAACCTCCGCAAGAACCCGGAGTTCAAGTTGATCGCGATGGGGAATCCCAAGGACCGCAACGACGCGCTCGGCGTGGTTTGCGAACCGCACCCGTCGATTGGCGGGTGGGAGGGACTCGAGTACCTCGAGCAGACGCGCACCTGGAAAACGCGGGCTCCGGGGGGCGTTGCAGTCCAGCTGTGCGGCTACGACACGCCGAACGCCAAGTTTCCGAAAGGGACCAACCCCTACCGTGGCATCATCACGCCGGAACAGATTCAGGCGGACTTGGACTACTACGGGCGCGACTCGTTGCAGTTCTCGATGATGAACCTCGGCCTGCTGCCTCGGGACGGCGGCACCAGGCGCGTGGTCACGATGTCGCTGTGCGAGCAGAACCAGGCGTTCGACGAGGTTGTCTGGAACCGCGCTGACAAGATCACCCGCGTGATCGGCATTGACGCGGCCTACTCGGGTGTCGGCGGCGACCGCTGCGTGATGACCGACCTTCAGTTCGGCGAGAACAGCAACGGCCAGGTGGTGCTGGCATTTGCCGAGCCCCCGGTGGTGATCCCGGTCACGGCCGTAAAGGCGCAGCAGGCAGAGGAGCAGATTGCCGAGTACGTGATGCTCTACTGCAAGCAGCGCAACGTGCCCCCGGAGAACGTCGGGTTCGACTCGACCGGCCGGGGCACGCTGATGTCCGCCTTCGCGCGCCTGTGGTCTCCCCAGGTCGTGCCCATCGAGTTCGGCGGCAAGCCGCTGGATCGGCCGGTGCGGCAAGGGGACCCCAAGACGGAACGGGAGGCCTACGGCAAAATGGTGACGGCGCTGTGGTACTCGTCGCGCCTGCTGATTGAGAGCCGGCAGCTGCGGAAACTCCCGCGCGAGGTCGCCGAGGAAGGCTCGATGCGCGAGTGGGGCATTTCACGCACCGGGCTCATCGACGTTGAACCCAAGCAGAAGACCAAGGAACGCATGGGCAGGTCCCCCGACCTGTGGGACTCCTTCGTGGTGGCGCTGGAAATGGCGCGTCGGACAGGTTTTGAGATTGCAGCCGGCAGCGGCGTGGGTATTGTCAAGCGGCAGATGCCCAAGTGGCTGACGCGTATGTCAGAAAAGCGTCGGTCCGTGGAATCCGAACATCAGCTTACCTACCAATAACTCTCATGGCGTCGTTCAACAAAGTCATCCTGATTGGCAACCTCACCCGCGAGCCCGAACTCAAGTTCCTCCCGAAGGGCACCGCGATCTGCAACATCTCCATGGCGGTCAACCGCCGCTGGAAGAACGAAGTCGGGGAGGAGAAAGAGGACGTGTATTTCGCCGACTGCAAGAGCTTCGGCAAACAGGCCGAGGTGCTGGCGCAGTATGTCAAGAAAGGGCACCCGCTGATGATTGAGGGGCGCCTGAGCCGTGAGGAGTGGGAAGACAAGCAGACGGGCGCCAAAAGGAACGCGACGCGGATCATCATCGAGCAGTTCCAGTTCCTGCGTGGCAAGGATGATGGTGGCGAGCCTTCCCAGAGGCGGCAGCCGGCGGCAACCGCAGCCGCGCCGGCGGCCAAGCCTGATCTGGACGCCGACGATCTGCCGTTCTAAACCTCGGCCATGAATCGAGACGCGTTTCCTTCTGGCGGTTGGCAGTTCTACGAACCCAAAACCAAGTGGAGCCCCAAGGATCCGCTGAATTACGGCTTCTACGACATGGTCAACCTGATCGTGCAGCATCGGATGGCAAACGGTTTGCCGGCCTCGCCGGACAAGGCTGCCGCTGATCTGGAAGCCTACACGCGGGCGCGTCTCCCGGAGCTCCGAAACACCCCAACAACCACCACGACAAATGTATCTCCAAGGGTCTCAGGCTGTCGGACGTGCGGTCGCAAGACTGCGTAACACCGCTCGAGGGGCGAGGGTGTTGGCGGAGTGGTTGGGTGACGGCGGCGTCCCGGTTGATCGGCAGCTGGCGCAGGACCGCATCGATGCTTGCAACCGATGCCTGCACAACAAGCCGACCGACAGCCGGAAGATCGAGAAGGCAATCGCCGAGGCGATCATTGAGCAGGAAGAGGTTCGCAACGACATGGCGATGTTCCTGCACGGAGAGGGGCTGGCTGGGACCTGCGAGGTTTGCGGCTGCTACCTCAAGCTCAAGGCATGGGTGCCATTGAGGTTCCAGGGGGACCTTCCGATGCCTGATAATTGCTGGATTTCGCGGGAACGGGCCGCAAGCTGAGATCAAATGAGCTTCAAAGAACCCACCAAGGTCTGGAACGTCGTCAGCGCCATGCTCGAGGCTGAACAGCCTCGCTCTCGCAACCGCGCCCGTATCAATGCCGTGTTCAACGGCAACCCTCCGTACTCGGCCGAGGAGGCGCGCGACAACCGCATCCAGACGAATGTCAACTTCCTGGAGGGCACCCGGATCATCCATGCCGCCCGCCAGCAGTTCACCAACGCGTTCCTGAAACCGCAGAACTACTTCTCGGTCGGGCTGGACATCGGCCCCCGAGACAAGCGGTCGCAGTGGGGCAACATCATCACGAAGCAACTCAACCGCGTGATGAAGCGGTCTGCGAAGTTCTCGACCGTGCTCGAGTCGCAGTTCGCCGCCACTGTGCTGCACGGCATCGGCCCGGTGACGTGGCTGCGAGACCGCGACTGGTGCCCATCGGCGCGTGGCACCGAGGACATCTTGGTCCCGACCAACACGCTGACCACGATGGAGAACCTCTCGCACTTCGCCATCTACACGTCTTTCACGGCGGCAGACCTCATCCGGATGACCCGGGGCGAAAACGTGGATCCGGGGTGGAACCTCAAGTTGGTCAACCAGCTGCTGGCCAACATGATCAAGGACGAGGCCACCAGCCTCCAGGTCAACGACTGGTCCGGGCAGTATTTCCCCGAGAAGATCGAGGAGGACTTCAAGGAGAACTCTGGCTACTGGGGCAGCGACGCGACGCCGGTGCTGCGCTGCTACGATTTCTACTTCTTGGACACCACCAGCGACGATCCGTCCTGGCGACGCCGGATCATCGTGGACCAATACAACAGCGGCATCGGCAATATGCAGACCGCCGGTCAGTGGTTGTTTGATGCCGGCGACCGATGCTACGGCAGGGACATCTTCGAGCTCATGCACGTCCAGTTTGCGGACGGCGCCGTGGTGCCCCCGTTCCGCTGGCACTCGGTTCGCTCGCTTGGCTACCTGCTTTACGCGGTCTGCCATCTCCAGAACCGACTCCGGTGCAAGTTCACCGACTCGGTCTTCGAGCAGATGCTCTGGTTGTTCCGCAACGTGGCGGACGGCGACATGGAGCGGATGGAGAAGATCGACCTGTTCAACATGGGCGTGATCCCAGAGGGCCTGTCGTGGGTGCCGCAGGCCGAACGTCACACGGTCGATTACCCGATGCTTTCCGGCGCCATGGCCATGCACCGCCAAATCATGGCCGAGTCCAGCGCGGCCTACACGCAGGACGTGAACGATGGGACCTCGAAGGAGCTTACGGCCACCGAGGTGATGGCCCGTGTGAACAACGCCAACGCGCTCATGGGCTCGATGCTCACCCGCGCGTACACCCAGCAGGCTTTCCAGTACCGCGAGATCGCCCGCCGGTTCTGCACGATCGATCACCCGGATTGCGTTCAGTTTCGCAAGAAGTGCGAAGCCGATGGCGTTGATCCGTCCGTGTGGAACAACCTCGACAGCTGGGACATCATGCCCGAGCGCGTCATGGGCTCCGGCAACAAGATGCTCGAGATCGCCCAGGCCGATCGCCTCATGGCCATCCGGCCGCTGCTGGCGCCAGACTCTCAGGCCGAAGTGGTCCACATGTACGTCGAGGCCAACACCGACGACCCGCTCCTGGCGAATCGCCTAGCTCCTGTGGACAACAGGCCCGTCTCCCCGGCCGTCGAGCGGGCGACGCTGGCGTGGGGAACGCTCATCGATGGTCAGCCCGTGGTCATCGCCACGTCGATCAACCGGCCCGAATACATCCAGACGCTGCTTCAAATGCTGGGCGGCGCGATCGGCAAGATCGAGCAGGCTGGCGGATTCCCGACCATGGAACGTGTCATGGGCCTGGCCAACGTCATCCAGCACATCGAGCAGCAGGTTCAGCTGATCGCGCAGGACCCCGGGCAGGAACAGAACCTCAAGCTCTACATGGACGGGCTCGGCCAGGCCTCCAACTACCTCAAGGGCTACGTCCAGCGTCTCCAAGAGCAGGCCCAGGCCCAGGCCGAGGCCGGCGCCGCCGGCAATGGCATGGACGCCGAGACTGCGGCAAAGATCCAGTCGATGCTCATCACCGCGCAGTCGAAGGCCGAGATTGCCGCTGCGAACGCGGAGCAGAAGCGCATCCAGAAGCAGGTCGCTTTCGAGCAGGATCAGCAGCGCAAGAATGCTGGCACGATCGCCGAGGCGCAGCGGAAGGGCGCCATGACCCGGGCTGAAATCGCCGCCATGGATCTGAGAACCCAAGCCAACATCTTGAACCAATGATTCTGTCTCCCAAGCAAGAGTTTCAGCGCAGCAAAGAGCGCGTCCAGGCGCTCGAGCGAATGCTGGACACGGTCGAGCTCCAAGCCGCATTGCTGGCGGCCTTCAACAATCTTTGCTGGAACCTGCCTTCCTCGGACAACCCACAGCACGGCTGGAATGCCAACTGCAAACGAGCCGGAGCTCGGGCGCTGATCGAGGAGTTGCAGAATCTGGCTGTCATCCGCGAAACCCCCAAACCAACCAACGCCAACCTTGAACCAACCTGACACAACCCCGCCGCCCGATCGTGGTGCGGATTACTCCGAGGCATTTGCCGGCATCGACGCAATCGAGGGCCAGGGTCTCGACAACCCGATGGGGTCGGCCATGCCGACTCAGACCGCTCCCGCTGCGGCTCCTGCGGCCCCCGCTGTTGCGGCTCCGGATCCTCAGGCTGCCGCGCCTGTAGAGCCAGCCAAGCCAAAGGCCGAGGACCTTTTCAACCTCGACAAGCTGGTCTCGCCGAAGCCCGAGCCGGCCGCACCCGCCAAACCCGAACCAGTCAAGCCGGAGCCCACCTCGCTCAAGCAGTTCCGCGAGCAGTACGAGCTAACCAAGAAGGAGCGCGACGACCTGGCGGCCAAGATTCAGGAGCTCGAACGAGCCAAGGCGGACGGCACCAAGAAGGAGGTCGAGACCGCCACCAAGGCGCTGAAGGACGAGATGGACTCGATCCGAAAGCGTGCCGAGGAGCTCGACACCGAGGTCCGATACCTCAACTACACGCGCTCCGGCGAATACAAGGAGAAGTACGAGACACCCCTTCGGGAGGCGTGGCAAAGCGCGCTGGGCGACATCGACGGCATCCGGGTGACCGATGCCGATGGCACGGAGCGCGACGCCAGCCACCAGGACATCATGTCGATCCTGAACGTGCCCACGGCCAAAGCCGCGATCATCGCGCAGGAGATTTTCGGTGCAGCTGCGCCCGAAATCATGGCTCACCGGCGCCGGATCCTCGAGCTCACCCAGGCGCGGGACAAGTCCATCGCCGAGTGGAAGGAGAAGGGAAGCCAGCGCGAAGTGCAGCAGCGCCAGCAGATGGAGCAGCGCCAGCAGCGATCGAAGCAGCTGTTCGACTCTCAGTTCACCGATTACGAGAAATCCCACGCCCAGCTGTTCGCCAAGGAGGACGGTGACGATGATGGCAACAGGCTCTTGGACGAGAGTGACACCCTGATCCGCATCGCGCTGAAGGGGGAGGGCATCGATGCCGATCTCGGCTACGACGACAAGGTGGACCTGATCACCAAGGCGCAGGCTCAGGTGGCGCTTCGCGCGCGCGCCTACGGACGTGAGCGCCTGCGGGTGATCAGGCTCCAGCAGAGGGTTGCCGAGCTCGAGAAGAAGATCGGAAAGGTCCGGTCCTCAGAGCCAGGTCAGGGAGAGGGCACCTCGACCGTCACGCGAGTGGCGCCCAAGAATGCCGAGGATGCGATCGACGACCTGCCTTCGGCGTACTGACCTACCAAGCTCGGCAGGACCAATACTTGGCTGACAATTTGGAGCCCGGCGTGTCGCATCCATGCCGGGCTCTAAAGTTTTTACGGCGCTCCGGAATGTGCTTCTTGATGCTCATCTTGGGGTCGCCGAACCGGACGAGACGGACCTTGCCGCCTTCCTTCGCCAGCACGGCGGACTTTTTTGGTCCTGCTGGCGTGGATTTCGGCTTGTTGTACCCGGCGAACTTTTGGCCTCGGTAGGTGATCATTTGGCTTTCGGCAGCGCGTACCAGCCCGCCGGGATCTTCACCTTGGCGGGGCCAGACAGGTTTCCTTGAGCGTCAAAGGCATAGACCTTCACGCGGATTGGCTCTGCCAGCAGCACGGGATCACCGGAAGGGACCAGGATCACCTTCGTTTGGCAACCCAGGGAGGCCAGCAATGCGATCACCCAACTGAGTCTTGAGAGGCTTCGGAGCATTGCCGTTCTCGATTTTTGGCGCAGGCGTCTCCCGGAGAAAATCCAGGAGCGCCTTCACCAGTTGGTAGATCCAGTTCAAGCCTTCGGCTGACGGTTTTTCCAGATGGCCCAAGCCGTTCCCAAAAAGGTCACCAGAGCTCCAACGAGCTCGGCAATCTGATCGGTCGATGCCATGCCTTTGGCGACAAGAAAACCGCCGGCGGCAGTCAAACCATGTCGAATGAGGGATGCGGTGTTCGGGTTCATTTGAGTGTGAGTCTGAAGATTCCTTGAATGATCGCAACGATAACCGTCATGGCGCCAAACAGCCGATACTGGAACCGTTTCAGTTCGTCGATCTGCTGCTTGATCCCGTGAACCTCGGCCACAAGGCCAGAGTCACGGTCGCCGATGATGGTCTCGAGCCTCACGATTCGGACCTCAAGGCTGTGCTGATTCTCCTCCGGCATTTGTCGTGGCGGGTGCGGTTTGAGTCTTCGCCCCGTCCGCTGCCAATGCGGCCTCAATGCGATCGCAAATTGGCACCAAGACGCGGGCATTTTGCAGGCCGCCGGCCTTGATGACCAAGTCGGCGGACTGAACGATGGCGGTGAGCTCTTCCTTCTGGAATGCGATGGTGATCATGCGGCGTCAGTGTGTGGCACCGTCAAGCATTTGGCAACTTTGAAGTCGATTCAGGCTCGTCAACCACAACCGGAGCGGCAGGAGCCTCAGTCGCAGGCTCGGGTTGCGGCTCTGGGGCCGGCGGCAACCACGGCAGCGGCAGACTGACAACCGGAGGGTTGATCTGGTTGTTGATCTGGAGCGTGACGTTGGCTTCGATGGCGGTCTTGTCCACGCCGTTGGCGAAGCACCAGTCCAGCACCTGCTGCTCGGTGAGCTGGTCGTAGGGCGTGAACGAGCCGCTGGGAGGAGCGAACGAGCAGGAGCCATAGCAGGTTCCGGTGAAACCCTGATCGACGCCGTTGCACCTCCAGTCGGCGGTGATGACGACATCGGTGTGGGTTCCAGCGGTCGGCTTGACCAGCAGGCGTTCGATGATCCAAGAGATGGTGGGCATAGGATTAGGCGAGGGTGATGTTGGCCGTGCGGGTGGTGCCGTCAGAACCGCGATAGGAGAACCGCAGGTTCGTGTTGCTGGTAGCGTTGACGGTAAGCTGGCCGTTGGTTGTCAGCGTGGCTGGTGTCGCAGGCGGACTGATAACAATGCCTCCGTTGACTTGCAGCTTTTCAAGCGTTGGCGTAACCCCCACGCCCAAGCCATTGGCGTTCAAAGTCATCCGAGTGCCGCCTGCGCCGTCGTACCAAGTGAAAGTTCCGCTCGGTTCAATCAGGTGGCAGACTTTATTATCCGGAGAAAATCGAATGGCTCGAACTCCAGACGTTGTTCCAATGACCAATGCGTCTGAATAGTTCGATTCGATGTATCCAGAACGGCCATTCGTCGTATCGTCCGTGATTGTTATGCGCGTTGCTGCGGCAGTGTTTGAAATATGGAGAATGCTGGAAGGACTCGCCGTCCCAATACCAACCCGATTGTTCGCCGAATCCACCTTCAGGGTGCTGGTATCCACCGTCAGGTCGCCGGTGATGGTGGCGGCACCGGTAATATTGAGCAATGATAGCGGGCCATCCCAAGTGAAGTTGGGGTCACCGGTCAGAACGCCTGCGTCGTTCCAAATCACCTGCTTGTCTGCGCCAACGCCGCCGGGGGCCGGAGGAGTTGCCAGGAACTTCATCATCTGATTGACGATGATCGACTCGATGTCGGACTTCGGCAGCGTGATGACCTGGCGGGCCTCGTTGATCAGCTGCTGATTCGTCAGGCTGGTGCTGAGTGGCGTGCCCGTGTTGGCGTTTGCAAGCGCAACGGCCATCACGGACCGAATGTAGGTCATGTTCTGGAGAGCCAGAACCGACTGCGCGTCATTGACTAGGGTTTGAATGGAGGGGGTAGGCATAAATCAAACGAACTCAGCGAATGTGTAGGACGGGTTGCCGGAGGTTGGTGCGACGCTCAGGGCGCCGATGTAACCATCCAGCATCAAAGGGTCAGAGTGCTTCGATCCAGGGTTGTGAGGAGCAAGCGCAATGTGGTAATCCGTGATCGTTGCTCCGGTGCCGAACTTTACGAACAACTCTTCGTTCTTCTGGTTCTGGAGCGTGAACTTCTTGCGGAGCGGGTTTGCCGCAGACGTAGCCGTCGCGGTCAGCAATCCTCCTGGGCTTGTGGTCGTCAGCGGCGCGCCTGGCGAGGCTGCCAGAATCTGCTGGAGCAGGGTGACCATGTAGGTCTCCTTGATTCCAGGCGACAGGCAGTCGAAGCACCCGCTCAACGCCGCGATTTCTGCTGATGTCAGGGATGGCATTTTAGGCGAAGAAAAGGTCACCAACGACATCTCCAACACCGACCGCAGTAGCGTCAGCGTCGGCGGAACCAGTTACAATTGTAAGACCAATTCCTGTCGTGAATGCAATTCCGCCGTCCAGATGAATGTTGGAGACAGTATTCGGTGGAATTGCAATCGTTCGGACAACACCTGTTCCGGCTGTTGGGGTAGTGGTTTGATTGTGCAGCTTGACGTAACGGAACGATGCGGTCGTGTTTGCCAACGACCATCCAATGACACGGCCGGCTGCGTTTTTGACAACCGTGGCATTCGTCGTTGCAGCAGAAACGATATGCGTTCCAGATGCCGCCCCGGTTGCATTCGCACGGTACTGGGTGCCAACGTCGCCGATGAGGTTGGTTCCAGCAGGAACCGCGCTGATAGCAACGGTTCCGCTTACCGGTTGCGTTGCCTGCCAGTAGCACGGCAGTGTTACATACCTTTCGATTTCAAGAGTCGTGGTTCCAGCTGTCGTTGCCGTTGAAAGCCGAAGTCGAAGGTATCTCGCTTGCCGGACAGTGTTCCACAGGCCAGCCGCATTGAAGGTTGTAACAAGTGCGCCAGCCTGAGAATTGATGCTGGCAGCTACCCAATTAGTTCCATTGACAGACCATTCCGGAGAAACAACTCCGGTGGTTCCCATTGACGTGCATTGAATTGCAACTCCTCCGTAGGCAAGAAGATCCAACGTCACCAAAATGGTGTTGATCGGAATAACTCCGGCCTGCGTAAAGCTGGTCAGGGCGGCATCAGGAAGACTTGCTGGAACCGGTGTCTGGTCAGTTGGAAGCGCGACAGGAATGCTTACAGCACGAAGAGCGGGAGCAAGGGCTGGAATCCTGGAAGTGAAGGTTGCCTCCTTCAGCAACGTTGCCAGCGTCGCTTCGGTAGCAGCGCCGGACGGTAGCGGCAAGGATGCGGCAGCCACCGGCACCGCTGACGCCCGAAGCTCGGCGTCGGTAAGCGGGCCGACCACCGGCATCGCGCCACCAACCGGCGTCGGGGTTTTCGCGTTGATCGAGTTGACCGACGAAGCGATTGAGGTCGTGTCGATTTCGATGGCGGAAAGGACGCCGGTCTGAACCTGTTGCTCGGCAAGTGTCGCGCCGCCAACAGGAGCAGGAGGTGCAGGAGGATTGGCCGTGTTGGACTCGATTGCATTCAACAATCCGAGCATCACGGTTTCTTTGAGCCCCGGTGAAAGGCAATCAAAGCACCCAGATTCTGAAATCACCTCCTGCGGAGTCACGCTTCCTCCTCCATCTCCATCTCCATCTCCTCGCCTTCCTCCTCCATCTCTTCCACGTCCTGACGACCGGACTCACCCAGCGTGATGCCGTCGAATCCGATGATCTCGACGGTGCCGCGCGGCGTGATGCGCCAATCAACCATGGCGGTACCAGACTCGCCGTCCAGCTTGAGCTCCTTAGGCGGGGTGAACTCAACGGTCTCAACCTCCGCACCCATGCGGCCCATGCCGTCCATCTTTCGCTTACCCATCATTTGTCCGTACATTGAAACCCTTTCTCTTGTTGGTGAGAGGTTGCCAGCATCTCGGTCTCGCCGAAAGGCTGCCAGCATCTCAGAGGGGGCCCTCCCGAAGGAGAGCCCCCATTGCTCTCTCAAATCAAATCTGGAACTCCAGAGTGACGTTGGTGCAGGGCACCGATTCGCTGTCGGTCGGATAGCCGCCGGACAGCTGGATCACGTTGCCAGAGACAACGCTCCAGGTGCCGGAGGAGGCGCCGAACTCGGCGTCCCAAGCAGCCTGCAACGCAACAACCAGAGCGGCCGGATCGACCGCGCTGATGCCCGCGTTGGTGACGATGTTGTCGTTGCACAGGATGCCCGTGGTGCCGATGTTGTAGAGACCCGCATCGTTCGGGATCGCCGTGAACTGGACGGTCGTCCCGCAAACCGGATCCACAGAACTGTAGCTCTGGGCCGGGTTGCCAGGATCGGCCTCGCAGACCGGGACGATCTCGATGCAGCCGCGATCGACCTTGTGGAAGATGGCCTCGAGCCACTCCGGGTGCTCAGGCTTCACCGCCAGCTGGAAGTCGGCGATGAACTTGCCCTTGTTGCCGCGACTGTTGTCGATCGGGGCGCCAGCGCAGTCGGCACCGAGGTCGTTGGTGGCGAACTTCCACCGCCCACCGTAGTCCCGAACCATGAACGGCATATTCGGGTTCACGGCCTCGGGGCGGAACGGCAGCACGCGCAGCGCACGCGGGTTGTTGACGTAGCTGATCTGGTACTGAGCGCGATCGTAGTCCTCGTTGAAGACAGACTTGATGCCCTCCGTGGCAGCCACGTTCTTGTACGGCAGCACCAGGGTGTAGTTGCCCGGGGTAGCCGTCGCGTTGAACTTCAGCGGGAACTGAAGGACCTTCACCATGAAGTCACCGACGAAGCCCATGAACCCGTACTTGAAGAACTCCTTCGCAGCCGGGGCGAACACGCCAAAACGCCAGGCGTCGTACAGGGTCGAGTTGGTCTTCTGGAGATACCGGAAGGTATCCTTGTCGGTGTGCAGCTGGAGGGAATCGTAGCCCTCCTTGCCGGCCTGGATGGCACCCAGGAAATACTGCCGAGTCACGCGGGACTGGAGGATTTCCGGGGTCAGCTTGCCGAGCGACGCCGCCGTGATGGGGGCCGCAGCGTTGTCGGTCACGCGCAGGGTGGTGTAACCGGCGCCGACCCAGGAGAAGTTGATCGGGGGCAGACCCGAGGCGCAGGCGAACGCGTTGCCACCGACCAGCGAACCGGAAAGCTCCATGGCCTTCCGCTGGAGGTAGTACGTGGTGATCCAGTTGGTGGCCGGCCGCAGCACGTCATCGATGATCTGACGGAAGTGCTCCTTGGCCTTCGTCTTCGTCATGATCTGATCGAAGCACAGGATGTCGGAGCCCCAGGACTGCTTCTCCAGGGCGTACTCGTTGCGAGTCCAGCCCCAGCCGATCTTGTTCTCAGGCGGGTCGCACGGCTGCCCAGAGCAGGACGATCCGTTCACGCCTTCCCACGCCGTGGTGACGTTGGGGAACACGCTGTTGAATCGGTCAAACCGATGGGTGGTGCCGGAATACGCGTCGAACGATCCGGTGTTGTAGTATCCGATCAACCCGTCAAACGGTCGGATGTCCTTGAGCACTTCCTTGTCGTACACAGGCTCCTGCGAGACGAGGAATGAAGCAAACTGCTTGCAGCTGATTACATTTCCAGTGGCCATTTTGGCTCTCCTGCCTCGGGGTTTGCTTCACCTACCCCTCCGAGACAACGAGGCAGATTGCAGGCCCTGTTGGGCCATCAATCCAACCTCGGTGGCGAATCCGAGCCGTGGAACCGGCGAGCACCCTTCGGCGCTCTTGGCCAACTGGAATAACGCGCCCAGTTCGCGCCTGGTTGACGAAGTCAGGTGTTCTGTCTTGGGGGAAGCGTTCTACCGTTTCTTGCGGGTGTCAACGGGTTTCTCGGGCACCTCTGCAATCTTCCGGCCTACGTAGTCCTCGATGGCGATGATCAACACCGCCGTCTTCGTCCGGCGCGACCTGACGGCCTCGCTTTCCACCATCTCCGCAATCTCGATGGGCAGCCTGTAGCTGACCCGAACCGTGTTTTTCATGCCGTCAGTGTGTGCCTTGTGCTTGACACGTCAAGCCCCAGAACGCAGCCTTCGGCTCACGATGGAGCTCCGCCCGTACCAGAACCGTTTGGCGAACGACATCCGGGCCGCGTTTTCCTCGGGGGCCCGTCGCCCGCTGGCCGTGAGTCCGACCGGCTCCGGCAAGACCGTGCTTTTCAGCTACATCACCTCGCAGGTCCTCCAGCGCGGGTCCCGCGTGGTCATCATCGCGCATCGCCGGGAGATCCTCGACCAGATCAGCGGCACGCTCACACGGGTATCGGTCCCGCACGGCTTCATCCAAGCCGGCAAGCCCATGTCGAAGCAGGCCGCGATGGTCGCCTCCATTCAGACACTCGGCCGGCGCCTGGATCAGGTCGAGCCTCCGGACTTGGTCATCATCGACGAGGCGCATCACTCCGTCTCGAAGACCTACGTCGAAGTGTTTGCGCGATGGCCTGACACCCGATTCATCGGCGTGACGGCCACGCCGGAGCGGCTCGACGGAAAGGGCCTCGGAGCCATGTTCGACCGCATGGTTCTCGGGCCGTCCGTGCAGTGGCTCATCGACAACGGCTTCCTCGCGCGACCGGTCTACTACGCGCCCCGCGAGACGGTGGACCTGTCGGCCGTCGCCAAGATCGCCGGCGACTTCGATCGCGCCGAGGCCGAGGAACTCATCGACACCCCCAAGATCACCGGTGACGCCGTCAGCCACTACCGGCGCCTGTGTCCTGGGCAGCGGGCGGTCGCGTTCTGCATTTCCGTCGCGCACGCCCAACACGTCGCCGATCAGTTCTGCGCGGCCGGCGTCCCTGCTGCCAGCATCGACGGCACGCTCGATCCCGAGGTCCGCGCGAAACGGGTGGCCGACCTCACAGCCGGCAGGATCCTCGTCCTGACCAGCTGCGAGCTCATCTCCGAGGGGTTCGACCTGCCCGCTGTGAACGCCGCAATTCTTCTCCGGCCCACACACTCGCTGTCCATGCACCTCCAGCAGCTGGGTCGCGCGCTTCGGCCGTGCCCGGGCAAGACTCACGCCACCATCCTCGATCACGTCGGCAACTGCCTGCGCCACGGTCTCGCGGAGCAGGATCGCGCCTGGGACCTCGAGGGCCGCGAGAAGCGCGCGAAGAAATCCGTCCCCGTCGAGACCAAGCAGTGCTCGAAGTGCTTCGCCATCTTCACCGGCACAGTCTGCCCGCAGTGCGGACAGCAGCGCGAGGTCACGGCGCGCGAGGTCGAGCAGGTCGATGGCGAGCTCCAGCGCCTGTCCATCGAGGACATCGCAGCCAAGCGCGAGGCTCGCCGCGAGGAGGGCAAGTGCCGCACCCTCGAGGACTTCAAGGCGCTGGCCCGTGAGCGCGGATACAAGCCCGGCTGGGCCTATTTCCGTTGGCAGGCGCGCCAGCGCAAATCTACCGTCCTCACCCACCTGCTATGACTCATCGTTTCCGCCCATGACCGAATCCGAACTCCAGGCTCTCATCCTCCGCGCCGCCGGCGGCCTGCCGCACGTCCGCGTCTTCCGCAACCAAGTCGGCGAGGGCTACGTCGGCAAGGCACTCCGCGATGCCGAGGGCGTCTTCCTCCGCGACGCGCGCCACGTCCGCATGGGCCTCTTCCCGGGCTCCGGCGACCTCATCGGCTGGCGCACGCTCCTGGTGACACCGGAGATGGTCGGCACGCCGATCGCCCAGTTCCTCTCCATCGAGGTCAAGACCCCCACCGGCAAGGTCCGGCCCGACCAGTCCAACTGGCTCGATCAGGTCAACCGCGCCGGCGGCCACGCCATCATCGTCCGATCGATCATCGACGCTGCCAACCTATGAAACCACGACTCCCATCCGACGCCACGCTGCATCAGGCCATCCGCCAGCCGGTTCCCGCCGGTCTCTCTCCCGAGGCGACCTACCTCTACCACGAACGCCTCGGGATGCTCTGCGGCATGGCAGACCCGACACCTGACCAACTCCGGATCGCGCTCCTCGATGCGCGCGAGTACGACCTCGAGCACGACTGACACCCTCTCCCAGCACCCTCTCCCAGCACCTACAAGCATGACCCTCACAGAACTATCGGACGCTCTCTCCGTCCGTGTCGCAGACCTCTGCGCTCAACTCCTCCCCGCCGGCCGCCAGGTCGGCTCCCAGTGGATCGTCGGCAACGTCTTCGGGGACCCCGGCGACTCCATGTACGTCGAGCTCTCCGGCCCGAAGCAGGGCCTTTGGTACGACCACGCCGCTGGCAACGGTGGCGACCTCCTCGAGCTCATCGGCCAGAACCTCACGCTCCCGAAGGGCCGCGCCGCCCAGTGGGCCCGGGACTTCCTCGGTATCCGCGACGACTACCGCCCGACGCCTCGCCTGTTCGACCCTCTCAAGCACGGCCACCGCCGGGACGCCTCCGAACCCTACTCTTACGGCTCCGCCGCGTGGCCCTACCACGACGCCGACGGCAACATCCACGCCTACGTCGTCCGCTTCGATCGCCCGCCGACCCCGGAGCGCCCCAACGGTTCCAAGGACACCCTCCCGCTCCGTCTCCTCCCGCCGGACGGCGTCCTGCCTGATCCCCAGAACCCGCGTCACTGGCGCTGGAAGGGCTGGCCGAACCCGGAACCGGTCCCCCTCTTCAACCTCCATCTCCTCGCCCGGCGCCCGAACGACCCGGTCCTCATCGTGGAGGGCGAGAAAACCGCCGTCGCAGCCTCCAAGCTCTTCCCGTCCCACGTCGTCGTCACCTGGCAGGGCGGCTGCAAGCGTGTCGGGCGCGCCGCCATCGAACCGCTTCTGGACCGCGCCACACCGATCGTCCTCTGGCCTGACGCCGACAAACCGGGCCGTGACGCCATGGTCTACCTCAAGGCCCGCATCCCGTCCGCGCGCCTCGTCAACCTCCCGGACACACTCCCCGACGGCTGGGACCTCGCCGACCCGGTCCCTGATGGCGTCTCCATCCAGGGTCTCCTCGACGCCGCTGGCGACCTGCCGCGCCCGGTTCCGGCGCAACCGGTTCCTGCGAGCCCAAACCCGCTCGACGACCTCCACTACGACCCGAACTCCGGCCAGTGGTGGATCCGCAACGCGTGGGGCGACTACGCCCAGATCAACTCCGACCGTGTCCGCACGCACCTGACGGAGCACGGCGTCTCGCACGTCAAAGACCAGACCGGCTCCTCGGACCTCGACCGTGAGCTCCTGCGCCGCACCCGCGACACCCTCATCGAGTACGCCGGCCCGCTCGCCGGTCACCGCGCCGGCCTGTACGGCACCATCCTCGTCACCCGCTCGGTCAACCCGCTCCCGGGTGCTCCCGGCTCCTGCGCGCGCCTCCAGACCTACCTCTACAACCTCCTCGACCAGAACGACGACCAATACTGGCGCCTCATCTTCTGGCTCGCGCTCCGCCGGCAGGCCGTCCTGACGGGCGTCTGGCGAGCGTCGCAGGCCCTCGCGCTGGTCGGCCCGGCCGCGTGCGGCAAGTCCTTCGTGCAGTCTGCCGTCATCACACGCCTCCTCGGCAACCGCATCGCCAAGCCATACCGCTACATGAGCGGCGCCACCGACTTCAACGGCGACCTCTTCACCTCCGAGCACCTGTGCATCGAGGACGAGGCCCCCGGCCGCGACATCCATTCCAGGCGCACCCTCGGCTCCAACATCAAATCCATGCTGTTCAGCCAGAACCAGTCCTGCCACCCCAAGAACCGCCAAGCTATCACCCTCAAGCCCATCTGGGCCATGTCCATCTCCCTCAACGACGAGCCCGAGAACCTCCAAGTCCTCCCGCCCCTCGACCCATCCCTGATGGACAAGCTCATCATCCTCCGCTGCGTCCGCCAGACCCTCCCCTGGCCCGGCCCCGAAATCGAAGTCCTCAAGGACATCCTCGACACCGAACTGCCAGCCTTCGCCCACTACCTCGACGGCCTCGCCGTCCCAGAACCCCTCTTCGAGCCCCGCTGCGGCCTCAAGGCCTACCAACACCCAGCCATCCTCGAGGAACTCATGCAGCTGTCACCAGAGCACCAACTCATCGGCCTCATCGACACCGTGATCTTCGAGAACGAGTTCCTTACCTGGCGAGGAACCGCCGCAGACCTCGAAACCGCCCTCCGCGACTCCAAGTACGCCCGCGAAGCCGACCGCCTCTTCCGCTTCAATACCGCCTGCGGAGTCTACCTCGCCCGCCTCCACGAACAGGACCCAACCAGAATCCGGAAGTCGAAAACCAACGGCAAGGTCCGCTGGGACATCACACCGCCAGCGAACTACAATCGCGAAACGTGGTCTTGACGCAATCGCGAAAACGCATCACCGTGCAACCGCATGAATACAAAAACCATACTACGCAACATGAGGCCAGGAGAGAGCATTCTCGTCTCTGGGAACATGGCGACCGAGGCCGATCAGATGGGTGGGTTTGCTGTCCAGGGCAACTACCTCGTCTGCATCAACGACCCGAAGCGTTACGACGCTCCCATCATCTTCGGGCCCGACGGCTACCGCCGTGGATTCAGCTGGATCAAAAACCTGCCTCCAGTCGGATGGACAGGCACGACCACTGAGCTCAAGGCCTACGTCCGGGATCCAGAGACGCTCACCTCGTTCGGTCGTCGCCTGCGGATCTTCAACGAAGCAACCAAGTGTTTCGATCGCATGACCAAGTGCTCCAACCGCCCATGGCGAGTCAGGGAAATCCCTGATGAATGCGACCTCATCGACACCTTCATCCGAGACCCCCAATGACCTGCCTCACCAAACTCATGCGGCTGCGGCATGGCAACATCCTCCACCGCGACGCCCATCATCCAGCATCATGGGATCGCGCAGTCACACTCGCAAACCTCATGCCTCACCTCGAGGTCAGCGAGTTCATGATCACCCCGCAATTCAACTGCCCCAAAACCGAAATCATCACCTCCAACGAAGGCCGAGAAATCGACTTCCCAGACGGCGGAACACACACCCTCAAGGATGTCTGGGAGACGCAACTCACCCCTCGGCTCAAAATCGAAACCCTCGAACTCCATCTTCGACTCCTCGCAAAGCACTTTCCGCAACTGGTGAGAAAAAGGCACGAAGAGGGAGCCATCTTGTGGTCATTCAAGTAAACGCGTAAATCATCACCCCCTGCTGAAGGGGGTTTTTTTGGGGCCTGTGATGGGTTCGACCATACCCTCCTACTTCGTTTTTCGCCTGGTTCTTAGGGTTTTTCGTAAAACGCGCTTGAAAAGGGTGAGGGTGGCTTAAACTTATTGGTTCCAAATGCAGGAAACGTTTCTGTCTCGTTTGCCGACGAAGCCACACATAAACCCGCATTGAGGAACCAG